TTAAGCTGTTGCAATAATTTTAGCAGCTTTTATCTTTTTTAACTCTTTTTCAGGTGAATCATGCTCGCCATATCGACGCACTTGTTGAATATCATCATGACGTGTTAAAACTAATAAATCAAGTTCAGAAAAACCGCTATCTAAAAGAATTGTTGCATAGGTATGTCTGTAACTATGTATTGTAAGATTCTTACGAGCGAATCCTAATTTTTTCATTGTCGCATTAAAATTCTTATAAATAATATTATAATTTAAAGGTAATTTTTTATTATCCGAATAAAAAATAAAAGCATTCGCATCATCCTTAAAAGGATTTATTTTTATAAAATTTAAAATTGCCTCAGCAAGATTATCAGATATAGCAACCATATCAACTCTCTTTGTTTTGGTCTCCTTTATCCTATGCCCATTTTTACAATAATTCTTATCTATGTTTAATTGGTAACCGTTTTTCGTTTTTATCAAATCATTAATCTGCAACGCTTGAATTTCGCCTACACGGCATCCGGTTCTAAAAAGAACCTCATTAAAAAGTCTATATAATTCATTGCCGAATGGATTAGTGTTATTGTTAAAAAGGGTATTTAATTCTTCTTTTTTGAATATTTCTTTTTTCTCATTTTTATTAGAGAAAGACGTTATTTTTTTAGAATTAAAATTATTAATAAGCCCTGCTTCGGACGCAAAGTTTAAAGCCTGCACGATAGCGTACTTTATATTTGACATATACGATTCTTTTAAATTCCCTGCTGACTTTATTTCACCTAATATCTTATTTATTTTTTTATATGTTACTTTAATTAAAAGCGTATTATCAAATAAGTGTTCGTATTTTCTTAAAGAACAAAAAATCCCTTTAAAACGTTCAGGGTTTGGAACTGTTTTACCCATATTATATTTTTGTTTAATATAAGGACTTTTTTCATAATCCCAAAATAAAAACAAATAGTCTTTAAATGTTAAAGTATTTAGTATTTTTTTTATTTCATAAATTTCCTCAGTAGTTTCGTCCATTTCATCATCATCAAAATTATTGATATTGGAATTAGTAAAAAAAATGCTGTTTTTAAAATAGTCGGTTGCGTTGGTAATCATAAAAATAAAACCGTCTTTACGTAATTTTAACAGTTCTTCTTCAGAAAATTTAAAATCTCTTACAAGATTTTTAAAAGCCTCCAATCTCGACTCTTTTTGATTCAAGTTAAAAATGCTATTGCCATTATAATACCATTGGTTAATAATTGCTTCCGCTTTCCGAGCATCTCTTGTACGGGTGCTTTTTGCAGTAAGCTTTTTCCCAGTGATCTTGTCTTTGAATTGAACGTAAATAATCCCATTACGGGTGTAGGTATACCATCTTAATAACTCTTTCATATAATCCTCCGAAAGAAAAAATAATATCCCTCCCGTAGACGCTATCGGCATAAGAGTATAAAATCTTGAATTTTACTAGAGTTTACCTCACTAATAATAAACTAAATATCTTCCTCATTTTTTTCTGTAGTTTTCTTATAAAATTGCCAATTTTTTGCTTTTGCAACGTCAAAAGCCGCTTTTAATTTGGCAGAAGCAGTAAAATTCATGATGTTTTCTTCCTTCACGCGGTATATTTCATAATATATGGCTATACTAAAAATAATTCCCCAGCCGGCATCTTTCGTTTTTCGATTAGGTAGGTCATAAAATATTTTAATAAATGCATCTTCTTTTAAACAATTGCCATAACAATGTAGTTCCCGCAAAGAGGGCAGCCTTTGGACCTCAAGTGAAGTAAGTTGGTTTTCACTGCAATCCAGTTCCTGCAAGTTAGCTAATCCTTGAACATTAAGTGATATAAGCTGGTTCATTCTACAATGCAGTTTCTGCAAAGCGATTAGCCCTTGAACTTCAAGCGAAGTAAGCTGGTTACTAGAACACTCCAAATTTTGCAAAGATGTTAGTCCTTGAACTTCAAGCGAAGTAAGCTTATTAAAACCACAGTATAACTTTTTCAAAGAGGACAGCCTTTGGACCTCAAGTGAAGTAAGTTGGTTTTCACTGCAATCCAGTTCCTGCAAGTTAGCTAATCCTTGAACATTAAGTGATATAAGCTGGTTCATTCTACAATGCAGTTTCTGCAAAGCGATTAGCCCTTGAACTTCAAGCAAAGTAAGCTGGTTACTAGAACACCCCAAATTTTGCAAAGATGTTAGTCCTTGAACTTCAAGCGAAGTAAGTTTATTAAAACCACAGTATAACTTTTTCAAAGAGGGCAGCCTTTGGACCTCAAGTGAAGTAAGTTTATTGAAGGTACAAGATAACTCTCTCAAAGCAGTTAAATCTTGTACTTTAAGCGATGTAAGTTGATTTTCATAGCAATCTACTACTTGTAAAGCTGTTAAACCGCGTATATCAAGTACCACCAGAAAATTGTTGTTACACTTAAGCTCTTCTAAAGCTGTTAACCCTTGTACTTTAAGTTCTATCAGGTAATTATTGTTGCAATATAGTTCTCGTAAAGCTATAAGACTATTTAAATCAAGCGAGGTAAGTTGATTATTGCTGCAATCCAGCCTTTTTAAATGGATTAATCTTTTTACATCAAGAGAAGATAGCTCATTACCATAACAATACAGTTCTGTAATTGTTCCTCTGAGAACAACTATTTTTTCCATTGCCGTGAGGACTATTTCTTTGCCGCTCGGTACTTCCTTAACCGTGCAACCTTCAACCTGTACAGCAGAACCGTCAGCAGTTACCGCAGTTACGGTTATCTCTTTTTTATTTGGATTTATACCAAGTATTGCCTTACCTACTGTTTCTGCCACACCTGCCGACAACACTCCTGTCATAAACAGTACAATTATTAAAAGCTTTTTCATTTCATTCCTTATAATCTAATCCTTCTTTACAAACTCTACATTTTCATACTTTTTTATAGCCTCACTATCACAGTCAGGATAGACAAGCTTGTTTATCGTAATTTTATTACCTGAAATCACACCTTCATATAGCATAGAATAGCCGTTAATATATTCGCTGTAAAGTTTAGTACACATATTTTTATAAAAGGAAAAACCTTGTTTATAGTCTTCAAAATACCCCAGCTTTAACCATTCTTCCCAAGCCTCATCTCGGGTTTTAGTCTTTCCGCTTTCAAGATATATTATTTCCTTCCAAAAACTTAGAACATCTTCATCATTAATTTTCGACATCATAGTACTATGCTTGGTAAAATCAAATATAATCTTATTCCCTTCCATTGTATATTCGGCATGCAAATTATAAGGTATAAAACTTCTGAAGTTAAAATAAAGCGTGCATGAATTAGTATCTTTATCAAACTTAATTTTCAAAGACTCTCCATCACTTTTTATTTTTTTATCTTCAAAAATCTTACCTGCTAATTCAGCACTGGCAGTTTTACTGCCTACTTTTCCCAAAAAAATATCTATCTTCCGTTGCTCCTCAGCTCTTTTTTCCGCTTCCATCTTTAATCTTGCCTCCTCCGCTTTCTTTTTTGCCGGCATCCCCTTCCCACAGCTTGTCATTTGTAAAGCCAAAATTGCGCATAACGAAAATAAAAATATAAATCTTTTCATAAAATAACTCCTTATAATCTAATCCTTCTTTACAAACTCTACATTTTCAAGATACACAGGCATTCCATCTTCCTTAAGTCCTTTTAAAATTTTTTCAATTGTTATTTTATCTTTAGTAGAAGAGAGCACACCCTTTACAGGATTAATTGTTCTTAAAGCAGCACCGATTTTTCTTCTTACATCCGGTTTAAAATTATTTTCGACATTCTCATAAGCCTTTTTTTTCAATTCTTCATCGGTAGGAGTTGAAGCACTTCCTCGTTGTTTTTTTAAATATTCAAATTCAGAACTTATAAGGGAATCAGCAGATACATAATATGGTAAAGCTCTTTCATTCTCCTTAATAAGCCCTTGAAGCTCTGTTTTTCTTTCAGGTGTTAAAGATGGAGATTTTAACTCTTCTTTAGCAGCTGCAATTTCTCTTTTAAAGAGTATATACATCCTTCTTACATCATGATCTAAGGTCCATTTTTCATAAATGGAAATAATACGTGAAAAATCAAATATAATCTTATTCCCTTCCATTGTATATTCCGCATAATCGCTGGTAAACCTTACTCCATTATTATTAACTTCAAAATATATAGTATACCTGTCATAAATCCAACTAGTTCCTGCAAGCTCCGGTACGGCTATATTTTTACCTTTAAAATCTAAAATACTCAAAACATCGTCATTAAGCTGCTTTTCCTCAGCTCTCTTTTCCGCTTCCATCTTTAATCTTGCCTCCTCCGCTTTCTTTTTTGCCAGCATCCCCTTCCCACAGCTTGTCATTTGTAAAGCCAAAATTGCGCATAACGAAAATAAAAATATAAATCTTTTCATAAAATAACTCCTTATAGTTACCATTTTATCACAATTAGAGAAATTTTACAAGCTATAAAAAATAATTTTTTCCGGATTGCCCTAAAGAACCTTTTTTTGTATATGTAATATTATCTATAGTATACTCAACAACATAAGTACCTCCGCCGGCACCCGTTGTGTATGAATAATTATATTGTTTATAACAATACGTATCACCGCCGTTACCGCCGTTACCTGGATATCCCGGAACCCCTACCCAAGCACCCCTCATAGTTATCCCGCAATTTCCGCCGCGTCCACCCGTACCTCCTACAAGGTGCTGTTTAGTAAGACCTACACCTGTAAATGAGCAGCCGTAAGCGGAATACGCATCCCCTCCCTTGCCGCCGTGTCCTCCACCTGATGAATCATAATCTACAGGAGCAGCTCTAGACCCGTTAGCACCTTTACCTCCACCCCCTCCGTTGCCTCCGGTAACATAAGCTGCGCAATTATCAACCGTACAATAATAATAGCCGTATGCAGGACAACCGTTACCCCCGTTGCCTCCGGGATAACCTTTACCTAAGTTATTACCGCTGTTAATATCTGCATTTCCATAATCAGGGCTACCCGTTCCTCCACTGTAACCTCTCACTGTAGCACTGCAATTAAAACAAGTACATTGCTCAAACCCTATAACCTTATGGTTCTTTCCGCCGCTAACGGTTAAATTAACATCTCTTACAACACAGCCGGCATTATCTCCGTCAATGCCGCCGTTATCGCTGCTAAACAAAGGATGAATACGGACATCAATATTTGCACGGCCGTTCCAACCTATAACCTCCTTTGTCCCTATGGTTGCAAGTTTAATTGTGGTTCTCGCTGAAAAACTCCCCTCTAAAATAACATAGGTATAAGCCTTATTACCTTTTTGTTTTATCCACTCATTAAATTCCCCTTGCGAAGTTATATACTTGGTTGTAAGCAGTTTAAACATAATTTCAGATTTATAAACCGTGTTTAGAAAATCGACATTTACAACACCGTAAGTATCCGTTTTATTAGGGGTTTTAACCCTCATTATACCGTTTTTATCCCGTATCGCAATGCGCTCAGGCTCTGCTTCACTTGTTGCACCGTGCTCATTAGTGCTTTCAGTATGTTTTATAAACGTTTCCGCTATTTTTAATAACCCGTTTTTAATATCCTTACCCGATTCTATTTTTTGATTATAGGGTAACTTTATATCTTGCATTCCGCTTTTGGCATCGGGTTTTCCCAAAGGTATTAATTCGCCCCGGAGAGAATTAATATCTTCGCTGTTTAAATTTATATGCTCATTCCAAACAACAGCTTCTTTTAATGTCCCGTCCGATTTATGTATTTTATAAAGCCGCTCGCTTATCTCGGCAATACTGCCTAAGGCATACGTTCTTGTCTGTTCAGCTGTCCACAGGTAGTTATAATGTTCCGCTCTAAAGGCCTTATTTTCAAGTGTTTTTTGCGCCGCTTTTTCCCGTTCCGCTTCCGCCTGTTCAACGGTCATTCCGGTAGTGTTAGCCGTTACTACTTTAGCTTTTTGAACCCATTTATTATCCTCGCCCACTGCCGTAGGTTTATTATAATTATCAATATCACTAGGGTTAACCGTATTCCCCAATTCACCCTCCCAATACTGTACGGCAGTAACAAATCTGATATCACCGTCTTTTAACGGTTGAATATGAGGCATATTTCCTGAATCTAGTTTACATTGTACTAAAACTTCGGCAATCTTAACCCTGTTTTTAAAAGCGTCCAAACCGCTTGTATCGGCAGCTCGTACATCCTCTTTATTAGTATAAACCATACCGGGATATACAAAGAAACGAACAGCCTGCATTTGCCGCTTTTTAAACTCGCTAAAAACCGTATCGGTACTGGTCCCTGAAAATCGATAGCTTGCCCGCCATTCCGACGCAAACTCATCCCAGTTAGGGTCTTTTTTATCTTTTTCTACTCCTAAAATATTCTCATCAGTCCAAGCATTGCCTATAAAAATACTTTCAATGCGGTAACCTTCGGTAGTAAAATCCTCTCCTATACGTATCCCAATGGGCCTATTCTCCACATCAAGCCCGTTTGTCATAAAAAGCCCGCCTGAAGCACTAAAAGCAACAATCGGTAAGGGCCTTAAAAGATTTTTACCGGCATCAACAAGCCCACCGCCGATAATAAAATCTTTAATATTCCGCTCGCGTATCGTTGCGTTCACTGACGCGCCCGGGTTAAACTCATCAACCGGCACCGGTTTATGAAAGTTAAAAAACCGGTTCGTAAAAATCGATAAATTTTCCAAAATGCTTTTAAAGCCGAATTCCATATCTGAGGCTTTCGCAATCTCATACGGATTAACCTTAACAACCGTAATGTTTTTCATATTTTTAGTACTCATAAATTTACTCCCTCCTAGACCCCTCGTCTCGACATAATTATTCCGAAAGGCTTTACACCGACAGGAATAAGTGCGTCAAGCAATATATTGATATATGCAACATCAAGCCACCGCATCTCGTCTGAATAATAGCCCCAATGCACATCGTCAAATTGTAAGCCCTTTTTCTTTCTTTCTATTTTTGCATCCTCTTCCGTATCATCAGCATTCGGGAACCAAAACTTATACTTACTATGAGTACCCTTATAAGGCGGCTCATAATATTTAGCTATCTCACCGGAAGCTGCAACCTCCACATCTTTACCGCCTGGAGCAAAAAACATAAAATTACGCCCTAGCATACCGCCGTTACCTATCACTATCGAAAGAGACGGATATGGAACCGCAGGATACAAACATACAAAATCGACATCGGCACTTTTAATTCCTGAAAATATAAAATCGTAATCACCCGCTTCCAAATGCAAGTATTCTTGAACATGAGTCCAATCTCCACCTGATGAATACTCTTTTTTAAAAACATCTCCTATCTTTACCTCAAGCTGTCCGTAACGGGAATTATCAGGCTTAAGACTTTGTCCTCGAATAAAAAAATGAAATGAATACGTGCCCTTAGGGATTTGTACCGGCGTTTTAGTTTTTAATCGCATATTATCATCAAGGCGTATTGCCTTTATATTTACCAATGCCGACTCTTCCGTTAAGTTAGCCGTTTTTTCGGTAAGCTCATTATTGTTTAACAGCCACTTATCCGATGTAAACTTATCCGATAAAAGGTTTTTATCCTGCTCATTCGTATACTCCATAACAAAACAATTATCATGGCCGAAAAAATAACGCAAAGCATGCTCCATATTCCACTTAGTACCCCATACGGTATCAAGCTCCGGTTCACTCCTTATCATAAGCCCTTTATATTTGGTAACAAATTCTATTAAACTTTCTTGACCGTTTTTCTTTAACCCTGAAAAAAAATTAAGACTTTTAAGCTGATGTTTTCCTTCGTGTTTAAAAATATCAGGCTCTCTATAATATTCCAAAAACTCAAACAACTCATTCAGCGCTCTTTCTATCGCTGCCTGATTTTCTTTTACAGGCGAATCGGTTGCCATAATATCCTTATACACATCGCCTTCCGTATTTATGGCCGCCGCCGTATAGTCTTTTAATCGTTTTCCGACTGTTTGCTTCATAGGTTAACCCTCCTATCCGAACCTTTCTTGTAATTGCCATTTTATGAGCTTAAACTCAATTTTACTTATAGCCTTTTTTATGTTGCTTGACAAAAGCTCATTTTTATCCGATAATACACTTAAAGAGGCGATGACAGCTCCCACCTGCTTTTTTAAACCGGAAAATTCAGGCATGTAGCTATATCGGGCGATCACCGTCCGTATAGCACCTTGAGCCTCTGTAAGGGGATACCCCCTTGTTGGACTGACCATCTCTGTATACTTAAATACATGTGCTCAGTCATTAGGCTGACTATTAGTATCTTTATAGATAACTTGGTCAGCCTTTTTTATTTTATTCAGCACATTGTTAATAGTACGTTCATGTGTTGAAACCGAAACATTCACCCCGTCTATTTCTACAACGACGGACTGCACAATCTTATACTTACCGCCGGTTAAAAACGATTTAACATAAAGCAACGACGGTTTACCGTCCCGCATTTCAAAAATAACCGCAACAGGCTTTTTTAACGTTTCGGCAACCGCTCCAAGTAAGTAGTTACGGTTAAGCGATTGTAATTTTTCAAACTGATGTTCGCCCAATTTTACCGAACATATCGGCGTTTGAATAATACCTACCGGAAACAGCTTATTATAATTTTCACGGGTAAACGGAATATCCGGTAAAGGTACCGCCCGTTCGGTACATAGTTTTTTTAAATCATTTTTTACCGCCTGCGCCCGCTGTTCTTCTGTGTAAAAAAAGCCCTTATCGGTAAACCTGCCCGCTGCATCGCGCGGGTGTGCACCTTCGTTAAAGGCTTTTAAAAGCGGGCGGCTTTTCCAGAGTACCGTTTTTCGTAAAGCAGCATCGTAATAGTAGCGCATAAAGCTATTTTTTTACCAGCTTCCAAATACTAATCGTAAGATTACGCGGGCGGTTTTCATCAGCTGTCGGAACTACTTTTGAAGCGTCAAATTTTAAATTTTTATAATACATATTAGAAACGCCCTGTCCCATAGACCAAGACCTGAAATTCTTATCCGAGAACAAAGCGCCGTTATTTGTTTTATTATTTGACCATGCTGCAACAGAGTCCCCTTCGTTAACACCTACTTCCCCCGTAATATTTCTGACTGCAACTCAGGGCTCTCTTTAGGACTAGCCATTCCGGGCCACTGAATATAACCCTTTTCAAGAACGGCAATTAAACGGGCATCGGCGTATGTTTTTAATTCGTTTTTTATTTTTTCTGTCAAAGATTCAATTTCACCGGCAACTTTTTGTGTTATCTTCTCATCAACGGTTTTTAAATTAACAGCGTCCCTATCATCCACCGCATCAGGCACAACAATAGAGCCGTTTTTATTACGGATAACATTTGTATACTGTTCCGCTTTTGACAAAAAATCATCTAAGGCAACTTGTGCCGCCTGTTTTTGTTTTTCTGAAAAACCTTTAGTAATCTTCTCAATTTTAAAATTACTCCATTCAACGCCCCCGCTTTGACCACCGCTTAAAGAACCTACCGTAAATTGCAATAATACGCTTTCATTAACCGGCGGTTTTTCATACACAAAATTAAGTGTAATAAAACCTCTTGTTAAAGATGGAGTCAAGGGTTTTTCATCTGATGCAAGTTCTTTTTCTCCCCTCAAACACAGTGCTCGCACAAATGGCGGCAGATTGTATGATAAGGCTTTAAAATCGGCGGAAACACAGTAGCGTTTACCGTTTTCAAAAATACCGAGCTCATCAGCTGTTATGATAAAAGGTTCTTTTCCCGTCGTTTTTTGTGAAATATCTTTTAAGCTTTTAGGCGTAATATCGGTTTTTATCTCTTCCTCTGCACTGCCTGTTATAAAATCTTCTACATTAATAACCGCTTTATTGCCTTGCAGTTTTAAAGACATCTCCTGTACTTGCGCTTTAAATTCAAGACTATCAACCTTACCGTTTGTAAATGCTTTGGTCAAATCTTCTAATGCTTTCCCTAATTGCGGAATTGTCATTGCCATATTTTTACCTCCAAATCCTTATATTTCTTCCCCTGTTTTTATAAACGGGGTAACAAACTCATTCTTTTTATTCGGTAACACTTTTATATAAACATTCGTATTCGCAATGGTGCTTTCTAATTTTGGTCGAAGCGGCCATCCGGTTAACGAATCTTTACCCAAATGCGAAAAATACTTTTTCCAATAACTCTCATAAAATTCGGAATACACATCAGGACTGAAAGGCAGTCCATTGCAGATTAAAAATTCATGGTGATATTCTTCACCGATAAAGGTAACCACCTCTCCAAGCCTGCTATAATCTTCCGTTTCTACCGTCGGTAAAAACGGTTTACCGGAACTATCTGTTCCCAAAAATGCTAAGTGTTTTTTCCAATATGCGTAAAATTCGGGATACTGAGCGATTTCAAAACTTGAACCGTCAAGGCGTAAAAATGTCTGATGTTCGTCACTATCATACATATAAGTAAAAGAACCTATTGGCATTGAAAGCTGTATTGCTTTTTTTGCCAACTGTTCATTTTGTCTGTCCCCCTCAATACGTGCCTGTTTTTCCGCCTCATCTGCTTGTTTTCGTTCTGCCGATTCTTTTTCGATTGCCTGTTCCCGTGCCGTCTTTTCCACCTCATCGGCTGCCTTGCGTTCGGTTACCTCCCTCTCAATAGCTTCTTTCCGTGCCGTCTTTTCTGCTTCATCGGCCTGCTTTCGCTCTTCTGTTTCACTATCAAGTTTTTTCGTAAACTCATCATCTAACTTTTGAACTTGTTCATTCGTATAAACCTTGCCGTCTTTTACAATAGCCTTATCACTTTCAATAAACACCTTCCAAATATAAATTAAACCGTCTACCACAATATCAAAAACATTTTTTATTTTCGTTGATTCAAAAATATTGAATTCAAGCTTATAATTACCCACAACAGGTTTAATAGGCTCATTTTCACCTGTATGATTATTAAATTTTTCAGCTTTCTTAACTATCGCTTGACCGATAGCAATATCATTAGAAGTAATAATATCGCCGCTTGAAAGCGCTAAATTATTTTTGCCAACAACACCCTCTTTTAAAGAGCCGTCAGTCTTATGTATTTTAAAAAATCGCTGAGCTGCTATTGTAACCGGCGCGATATAAAACGTGCGTGATTTTTCGGCTGTCCATTTTTTATTTTGTGCGCCATCTATAGGAGCCTCAACATACCGGATATCTTCTTCATCCAATAAGTCTCGACTTGCTTTAATATATACTTCTGCAATCTTTACCTGTCCTATGCCGGCATTTTTAGCCGTCCCTGAATTCTCTTGCCCTTGTAAAGCCTCTAATTCTACGTTCTGCGCTTGTCTTTTCTCAAACTCATCAAAGACAAGACTGTCATTATTTACACCGGTATCGGGATTTTTCGTAACATACCATTTAGCCCGTCTTTCTTTTTGAAAAACGTCCCACCCTTCACCCGATACGGTTATGACATCAATTCTATCATGTACCGCAGAAGCCTTGTAAAACTCAACTATCGTATCGGTTGCCTTACAATATAACTGCCCCGTGTCCTTACAAAAAGCGATAAAAGGTTTCACCAAAACATTTAAACCTGCTCCGGGAATGATTGCTCCGCCGATTACAAAGTCGCGTTCGGCAGAAACGACAAGGCTTGTTATCAATGCTGCATTTTCTAAAAAAGACTGAAAGCCCGTATCCATATCGGATGCCTTTGCAATTTCGTACGGATTTATTTTTACCGTTGTAATCTTTTCTCTTTTTGCCATTCTTTTTTATCCCCTGTTTTTTATAACTAAGTAATTACCACTTTAATATCTTCATCCTTTACTACCAATAAACTATCCGGTTCTGTAGCAGCAGGATTATCCTGCCCCGTTATCGGTTTAGGATTCACAATAACAACATCTGTTACAAACTGATGCTGTCTTATTGCGACAATTAAATCCGATAAAATAAGAGACTGCCCGACTTCAAAATTTTGAAAAAAGCTTTTTATCGCTGTTCTAATAATCTCTTTTGCCTGAGCCTTATCGGGCATAAGAGATTTTATTTTTACTTCAAGATTGTTCTGTGAAAGTTCAAATCTCCTGTCAAGTTTAATCGGTGCCACTGCTATATTAACTCCTGCCGGTGTATAGCCTGAATTAACAGCAGTCCCATTCCCTTTTAACATGGCTCTTACATCATCTAATAAATCAACAGAGCAAATGCCATCTTTATCGCATACATAAACAGCACAATTAACATTATATACCGTATCTGCTACATAACCGGTTACAGCCGTAGTATCCTTTTTTAAGGTTTGAATATCTTTAGGAGGCGCGCATAATACAACGTTAACATGATACGCTCCCGCCTTTAAAGCCGCTTCCTTTACACCGAAATAATTCGTGCGCTGCAACCCGCGTAAATAATTGATAAACCGCTTTCGCAATTCCGCCTCCGATTCAGGTGATGTCCCGTTTTCAAATTTGCGCGGATTAGTAACACTTTGAACTTTAGAATGAAGCCCTGAAAGAATAGTGTTAATAGCGCCGGCAGGAACATTCCCTTTTTCTCCCGCTTCCTTTGCTTCTGCCGGAACATTTTTTGTTTCTTCCTTTCCCTTTTCAAGGACAGCTCCGGTTGTTGTAATATATACCATATCACCTGCAGCAACTTCCGTTCCTTTTGAAATATAAATATCACTTTCTGCCGGTTTATTTTTTTCACAAGAAAAAACAACAAAACCTTTTGCTTTACGCCCTTCTTTACGTTTAACGCCAAAAGCCCCTTCTACAAGGTCTTGTAAATACTTAGCATATCCTATTTGACAATGCAAATATGCTTCGGCTATAAGGCGGCTTACCGCTTCTAAAAGTGAACATAAAACACTTCCCGAATTAGCATCTGTTGCAGTTAAAATTTTACCGAAAACCTTCATTTGCATTTCTTCATAGATTTCTTCATAACTTTTTATTTTATAACTTTCTCCGTAATTCATATTTACATTCCTCTCTATGTCTGTGTTTAAAAATTAAATTGTTCCAGTAAAATTAGTTTTACTTCCACCGATATCCTTATAATCAATATCAATTTTTAACACATCGCCTTCTCCTTTAAATGAAACACCTAATAGCTCTTTAATACGCGGTTCTTGATTGAGCGTCTGAATAATTGACGATAAGATATAGGCAGCACCTGCCTGCGCATTATCGGGCAAACTTGTTTTAATCCCGTATAATTGCAGCTTCACCCTCTTATTTATATTTTCACGCAACCGCATTAAAATACTCTGCGATAAATTCTTTCTTTCCGATACAAAAACAAAATCCGTTTTACTTTCATTCAGTACTATATTTCCGTTTTTGTCTAAAAAAATATCAACTCCGTAATTATCACGCTGTCCGCTCAGTCCTATTATGTGATTATCAAAATGTGCTTCGTTTTTTTCTAAAACCGGAATAAACAAAACGGTTTGCTTTCTTGCGATGACATCATCAATCGAACTTGCGCTGTTTGCTTGCGCAATTACACCTGATAAATGTACGTCCCCGTAGTGCTCTTGTGCTATGCTATCAAAACTCATGCCGTCTGTAACTAATACAACCTTCGTACCGTAAGCGGTTATAGTCTGATTTTTGCCGATTTGTAATTCATACTTTTTTGGTCGCTCAACTTTTGTCGCAACCGCTATAGCGCAAGCTGTTTTGTAAGCATCATTACAGCCGAGTTGCAATAACGAACTTATCTCTTCCCGCGCTATTTCCCAATCATCAAAAATGCCTACCGGCACATACAGCTCTTTTGAGGCAATACTTTTCATATTTTCTGCAAGAATATTTATATGGGTAAGCAAATCTATCACCATACAAGCGACAAAATCAAAATTGTCCATTGCAAACGGAACAATTCCCCCAGCAGTTTCTTTGTAAAGGTCAAAAGCTGCTTGTCCTATTGAAAATGTATCGTCTATTACAATTTGAAAAGCATTTATAGTTCCCCCGACGGCTAAATACGCTACTTCCTTACACTTTTTTACAAACAATCGCGTTTCATTCACTTTTGAAAGACTTTGTTTTAAAACACTCATCTTTTCTTCGATCTTGTTTAAATACTCGTTGAGAGCATCAAAGGCCTTATTAAAATCTATGCCGAAAACCGTATTATACGGAATCGGTTTTTTCTCGTATTTTTCGGCCGTAAATTCAATCGAATAGGTGTATGCAAGCGGTCTTTCTTTACTCCTCTTTATCTTTAACTCACCCGGATACACTTGCCAGCAAAAACTTTCTACACTCTTTCTCCTAATTACACCCATAGAATGCTTGGATAAGTCGTATAACAGGATTTTCTCCCCCATTCTTTTTTTATCCCGTTTGTATTTTTCAAGTAAATATTTTAATCGGAATACCTCCTGTTCACCGGTTAAATATTCTACTTGTCCATCAGAGTGATAAATACGTCTGAATTCATTATTAACAGAAGTTCCTGTAAGTATTATCTTTAATACATCTGCTCCATAGTCATCTACAACAAGGCCTGCGAACGTTTTCGTTTCGGTTTTCCGCATCCCTAAAACAAATTCTTCACTTTCAGGAGGAACGCCGAATGCAAACGAATCCGATACCTCTTCTTTTTGATAAAACTCAAGTAAATAAACATGTTCCCATAAGTTATCACGCAAGGCTCCTGTTTTCATGTTTGCCTACCCCCCGTGTACAACGTTAGTATTTTTTATATTCGAAAAGTTTTCTTTATTCACAAGAGTTGTTAAAGCTGAAACGATATTTGTTTTAAAGGCCGCTCCGCCATCTTGAGGTGTTACGGCCGCTGTCTTAAGCGCATTGATAATGCCATCAATTCGCACGGTCATTTTATCCAATTCTGTTTTTAATTCATCGGCTTTCACTAAGCCTGAAAAGCTATCGCCATTTAAACTAATCTTTTTTCCGTTCGCAGCCTTTAGCGCTATATTCCCTTCTTTATCAATTTTTAATTCACTTGCGAACGCTTTAATAGTTATTTCTTGTTGTCCCGTATCGTCTTTAATCGTAAGTTTTATGTTTTCGTTAGGCGATATAAGCTCATAGCTTCCTGTTTTGTAATTATAGTTACTTTTCCAATTTCCTAAAAAAACTTTTTCCCGCTCATCATTTTTTTTATTTCTATCGGCTTCACTCAAAGCCATAAATTTTTTTCGATGCTCTTTTTCATACATCGAAAGACCGGAGCAAAGTACAAAGGCCCCCTCAAATGTTGCCGTCGGCATGAACAAAAACACGCGGGAGCCTTGAGGCGGTAAATTTCGGGAGCCGGATACATAATTTTTATCATTGTTTTCACAAACCCATTCATCGAAACAAGCTACGGGCACGTCCTTTAACTCAACCCCGCTTGACAGCTTTACCGTTACCGCATTCAATACCGAATTTACATCGGTAACAACGCCCCATGAACCGTATCTTGCATTTTGCTTTTGTTGCGACGCTTGATTTAAACCTTGTCCGACTCGTTTATCTTTTAATATTATTTTCATTTTTCACCTTAACTCAATCCTTGATTTTCCCATATCGGGTAATGTTTTTTCAAACCGTCCGTTATCATACACTCCACCACGTATAATAGATAATGATATTACCGGAGCGGCTCCGTAACTCCATCTATGTTCTTTCCCATTGATATAAAATTGTCCACCTAAAAAATCTATTACCGTTCCCGTCATAGGTGGATTGCCGTTAAAATGATTTATAATAGTTGCACTGCCTGTATACATTTCATCAAGACGCCCGAACCACGCTTTTAAACGTTCTGCGAGCTTTATCATCGCGGCGATTGTTTGATCTTTACTAAAATTTTCCTTCTCATACCCTCTAAAACCTACTTGACACATTTTTAAACCGTAAAGGGCAAATTTATCATCTTGCATTTGTAAGATACTTTTCCCTCTTTTTTTCGCCTCTGTTTGATTTAATATCACATATTGGTCAGCGGATAGCTCTGAGCCTTCAATATAACCTAAAAATGCGGTATACACCTCCTCATCACTGAGTCGTAATGAGTAATCAATTAAATCCTCAGATACTATTTTTATTTTTTTTAAACCACGCCAATCGTCCGCATCAAAAGGAGTTTCCCTTGCTACAATCTTCGTTTCTCCTTTTTCATTCACACGAGAAAAAATCTCATACACGGGCGGTGTTAAAATCGTTTGCCAAATTTGCAAAACAGTATTGATGTCTTGGTTGAAAAAGCTATTAGCAATCGGAATTGGAATACTTTGAGCCTTTCCGATTTCAAAAAAATGCTCACCTAAAAAATTTTTAATGATCTGATACACTAATACATTACTTGCCGAAGGTTTTCCGCTTGCAGTGTTTTTTGCAATCCCTGTATATTCTAAATATACCTTCCAAGTCGTTTTTAAAAACTCTTCAATTTTTAACAGTCCTGTTTTTTTTTGAAGCTCATCTATTTTTATTTTTAAATCGGTATTGCGCGTCGAAGCCATTTGAATATCCAAATCAGCCAAAAACTTAACATCCATAATTAATTGAAAATCCGCAATAAGGCTTGTAATACTCTTCCCTTGAAAACTTATACCTCTCCTTACCCCTGAATCGGTCATTGAACAATGTAAATGCTTAGATTTTATAATACCGGCAAAAGACGGTTTTTCAGCGCCTTCAAATATTTTGACAATTTGCAAAGGTTTTATCTTATTGAATAAATCATTATCTCCCCCTGCAATGCTGAATGAAAAAGAACCGTTTAAATCATGCACATTTTCAGTAAAAGAATAATCCAGTAATTGGCTATAAGCGCCTTCCTTTGCAGATAACTCAATAACAGGCGTAAAAGGTGCATTATAATCGTATATCCTTATTTCAGGTTGCGGTGATTTATGTATTACTTTCATTATTTATTACTCCATTGTCCCGTGTAAACCTTCTTGCTGTAATTTTTTCAAAAGTGTATTTAATGTTTGTAATTCTGCTGTTATTTTTTTTAACTCATCTTCTTTACCTGCTCTTAACTCTCCACTTCTTGCGCTATAAAGAGTATCTCTTTTATTTAAAAGAGCATCAATTGTTTCCTGTAACTCCTTTATTTTTGAAGCGCTTCGTATGCTTCCTCCCCTACTATCAGGCGTAATCCCTCTATTAAAGTCATGCTTATCCATTCCAACAAAATTTGTTGAAACCCAATTTACTAAATCTGTAGGCATTTTTCCCAATTCCGCTACACTACTTTTTAAAAACTCTGTAGCACCTTTTGAAGCTCCTACCCGCGACGTATATTCAGGACTAATCGTTTTCCCTGCAATGTTATAATATGTATCCTTATCTATTATTCCCTGCTGCATTAAGTCATAGAATTGACTTGCCTGTATATAATCAAAACCGGTGTCGCTTCTCAGCATCTCAAGTAACCCTGAACGATTACCTTTCCCTGCAATTTGCTCAAACAATTTCATCTTCTTCTTGTACACCGACGGAATAAAGCCTAACTCTGCTATCATCATATTATCAGTGTAATCACCGCTCGATTGTAATCCGTGTTCTTTTAATATGGCTTCTTTCTCTTCCTGCGACAAACTTGCAATAGCTCTATATGATAAAATATCAGTAACGGAAGAAAGCGATGTTGCGCTTCTTGCGGCATTATTCAATTGTTGATATCTTGCAGCTCCTTGCTCTCCCATCCACAACGGATTATTGCCGCTTCCATTTTTTAAAAAAGCCATTGTACTTCCTATTTCAGCAATCGACTTTGTAAAGCCCTTATTAATTCCGTCCGTAAATACATCTTGTAAAATGCGCAGAGTTTCTCCGTATTGACCTTCTTTCATACCCATAAGATTGTTGGCACGGTATGCTTCAGCCAAAGCATCAGATGTCTTATTTCCATAGCGGTAAAACATTCCTTTAAAATCTGCCGCCTCTTCTTTTTGAACTCCCATCATCTTTGCCCACCCGAATACATTACGGGCGGCATCATAACTGCCCTCACCGTATCCGTATTGGGTAAGATTTTTAACCATGTTTAAGCCTTCTTCCATAGAATAGCCGAAACTATTGGCGGCGGCGCTTGCATTAGTAAATGCCTCTTCAATATTTTTTGTGTTTATTTTATACCGGCTTTCCAATGTTTCAAGCATTGTTTTACCGTCTTTTGTCATTTCAAAATCATTTATTCTGTCAGGATTTTTGCTGTTAAAATCAGCCCATGCCTTTCTGCCTTCTTCCGTACTTAAATCATATCGAAGCCGCATGGTATTGTTAAGGCTTGCATTTAAGGCTTCGGCAGCTTCATCATGCGTTGTATAAAGGTCGGAAAGTTTTTTTATTCCCCAACCGATACCTGCCGCCGCCATTAAACCGCCTCCGGCAATTGCCCCTCCCGTTCCTAATTTACCAAGTAAACCTGCCCCCTTACCTGCAAGACTTAAAGCTCCCCCTGCAGCATCTCCCGCTCCCAATTGTCCGATAAGAGATTGAGCCGTATTAGTTAAACCGCCTGCCGCAATATTAAATCCTGCAATTCCGCCGCCTGCTGCCGTTTGATTCCCGCTTGCCATACCGATATACATTGATTGGAGCCTTCTCGCTTGTACTTGATATTTTTCCGCAAGGTCTTGATCCCCTGCCTTCACCGCTTCATTCATTTTTTCGGTTATCCGCTGAAAAGCCTCGCTGATATTATTTGCAGCTGAAACAAACCCTTGTGCATCGCCGGTTATTTTAATCGCTACTTCCTGCATTCCCATAATCTCATTCCCTTCTTACTATTCCTCTATTACTAAGAACTAATCCCTAAATCCATTTGTATCGCTTCCCGTATATCCGTTTCTATTTCAGGAGAGTACTGTTTGAGTAACCCTTCCGTCACGTGCCGTGCAGGAATACCTTTGTTTATCCAACTGTTTTTAGGAGAACGGGCTGATATAACTCTGAATGTCCAATAAGTGGAGCCCTTACCGGCTTTATCCGCCATACGCACCATTCCTTCAGCATTGCCTAAATCTTCCCCCTGTAATCTTCCGGCCCACTGATACTCATGTCGTTCTACCGCTTCTCCAGCCCAGTTGTCCTCAAAATGTGTTTCCTCCATTACAAGCGATTTTTTAAGCCGCTTCGCAGTTTCATAAATACTTTCACTCATCGTGTTATGAAACGTTACCGTATTCGCCGTTCCCCATCCAAACGGCACAATTAAATACGGCACACGCTCAGTCATTTTTGTCTTAGGATTCCACCGCTGCCCGACTCTTGATTTTTTTCCAAAAGGATGCGTTAGTTTCATATCGTAACCGGATGCCCCGTATTCAAGGAGAGGTGCCGCTGCCGATTCATTTGAAACAATGTATGAGAACGCATGTTCTTTTTTTATCCGCACTCCTTTCATATAGGACGCAGACGGTTTTTTCATATCCGGTACGCCGGAAATCCCTTCTTTTTTGGCAGCATACGCCTTCCATGCATCAGCAATTTTTTTTGAACCGCTTTGAAAGGCCGCCTCAGTTATAGGAAGAGCCCCGGCAGCATTCATCTTTCTTGCCAATGCAGCAAACTCTTGTAAAAGGGGGTTGTCAGCTGTTATTTCCATCCGAACCATTTCTATCCTCCTATCTTTTTTACCCGGCTCTTTTTTCCAGTCGTTTACGCAAAACTTCAATAGCACTTTCTTTCTTTTGCTCGTTTTTTGCTAAGTAGTTTTGAAGCCATAATATGGATTTACTAATATGGTTACTTGACTTTTCTGATGATTGTAGTATACTTAAAGTAAGGGCAGTTGCGTTTCGGACGTTTGCGGGAAGCCGTTCATTGGCACCATGCGGCTGCCGTTTTTCTTTTTTTATTCTATAAGCTGTTTGTAATTCAAGCTCTTTGTTTTTTGCCCTATATTCTTCACATAAAATAATGCCATTGGCTTCTTGCTTTTTAAATATAATAATAGGATTTCCCTGTGGATTTATTCCTCCCATTTTTATATCTGTTGTTGTTTCGATGATATTTTTCATATCATCTAAATCATTAGGACTTAAATTATGTTGAGGCTTACTGTAAGCATGTCTAACAGAATCACTGTCAAGAATAACACGGTTTACCGATAATCCCGTTTTTTCTTTAATTCTATTTTTAGCTTCATCTGAAATTTCACCAAGCGAAACACGCTCATTTTCTTTTGAAGTTTTATGTTTTTCAATAAAATCATGTAGTTCTCTTTTGTTGACTACTCGTAACTTGCCTTTTTTATTCGATTGTGGTATAATAGTAATAGAGGTTAGGGGAATCTCTTGATTGTCCTGCCACCCACCCACTCTGTTCTTAGAGTGGGTATTTTTTTCTAGCTCCATCACTTCAACTGAATAGATTTTATGCCCATTTTGTATATTTTCTTTTACTGTAATGTAAGCACTTGCCCCTTCGCCACTTTTTAAAGTCAGTTTACTTGCAAATCTTTTAATAGATTTAATATCAAGCGAACCTTTTTTGTCCGAATAAACTTTAATTAAATCAGCATTTTCATATAGAGAAACTATTTTATTTGCTACTTCAAAATGCTCATCAACAGTAAAACCATTCTTTTTAGATTTTTCAATAGCTTTATCACTACTCAGCTTATCTACTGAACTACCTGAAAGATTTGCTTCAATGCCCGTTTTCTTATTTTTATGAAATCCAAATTGACTGCGTAATTCATTCTTTAGCTTTTTACGTAATATCTTTGTATAACTTCCTTTGCGGCGACTTATCTTCTCATCAGGCGGCCATCCACCATCACCGCCGCCCCCGCCTGCACTTGCAGCTTTTTTATGAGCCGACTCTTGCGTCTCATCAATAAAGCGACCTAATTGTTGTACAAAAGGCAAGGGGTTGCCGTCTTTATCGCTAAAACGGTCTCGGTTTTCAAGCACCAGTCTCATCATCTCGTGTGCATTTGCGCATTGCGCTATCTTTTTCTTTAAGGCTGAAACAGCGAGTTTTGCCCCTCTCGTTCCACTGTCATACTTCGGCTTCCATTTGCCGGGACCAACTTTAATAAACTTCTTGCCCTTCCACTCACGCACCGTACCGACGGGTAAGCCCTTGCCGCCTTTCAGCAGCAGTCCTTTCAGTTCGCTAAACGTCTTTTTTAATTCTCCGCTTTCTTTTGCCTCCAGTTCCTCTAAGTGCTTTATGATTTTCGCCTTAATTGCATTAAATATGAGCTTCTTTCCTTCAGGCGTGCTTTTGATACATAATTTCATCTTCTTTTAATCCTTATCTTAAACTCAATATCCGAGTGCAATCATGACATCATCATCGGGTTTTATATCAACCTCTTTTTTTCTTTTTTCAGAAAAGGCCATTCGCATAGTTTGTATGTCATATTCAAGCGAAAATTCAAAGAGGAGGTCTAATACAAATGCATCAACATTAACCAGTTGTTGAGCCTGCAACCCCTTCAAAAAGACCTGTACCCACAGAAGCGTCCATGCCTTCTCCGGCAGATATTTTATGAGGCTTTCCCCCTCCTGTCTCTCTAATGCGTTTTTGCACTTCGCTGCGAAACTCCCCTGCCTTTTGATAAAGCTCTACTAAGAACTCGTCATCAGGCACCTCCTCAAAATTGAAATTAGGATTTTTCTTTTTACAAGTATCAAGCCATTCAGGGCCTGCTGTAACGACAACATTTAGTGTCGAACAAATTAAATTACGGTTTTCGCTTGCAGTATCAAAACTTGCAACCGGCAGCCCGCCCCTATTTAGGCTCATCAATCTGCCTATTTTAAGAAGGTCTTTTTCTTTCGGAAATTTAACCGTAAATTTCCCTCGTGAGGTTTCAACCTCTCCGGTTGCCTCCTGTCCAAGCAGCAGCTGCATAAATAAATCTTCTCGTTCATTTTGACTGAGCTTTTCTTCGCTTACAGCTATCGCAGGAACAGCATTATCTACAACATTGATATTCATTTTCTTTTAACTCCTAAAATATCATTTTCAATTTACAGCGCAAGAAATACAGTCGGCTCTTTCTTGCGATACGATAGTTAACTACTTATACCCTTTCTGTCCGACTAATGCCCGCATAGTAACATTCCCCTTTACATAGCCTGTACTCTGTGCTGTAATTGAGAAGTTTCCTACGATAATCCCTTCTGCAGAACAAATAATGTTTTTGTTAGTTGGACAGTCGATAAAATCAAGATACGGATATTTAACAACGGTATTACTGTCAATCATCTCCCGTGCATCCGGCGCATAGGTGAATAAGCTGTTTTTTAAACTATACCCCATCTGTGCAGTACCGCCTTTCATACGGTCATACACCTTTTTACTGGGAATAAAGCCGCTCAAACTAATTGAACAGCTATACCCTTGCGCATCAATAGCAATCGGCATAAGCTGACCGATAACCCGTGCTTCTTGAACTTGATAATCTTCGTTCATGCTGAAGCTTTCTACAAAGCCGACAATCTCGGCATCGCTGGCATTCGTGCCGATTCTTACATAACAGCGGAATCCTTCCGCCAATAGATTTTCACTGACATACGGTAACGGCATCGTTTCACCTCCTTAAATTGACACGGTAACCGCAGAACCGGAATACACGTGATTATTTTCCGTAATAAAGATAAAGTTACGCGGAGCGACTAAAAAGCGGCTGAATGTTATATATGTTGCATCTCCGTCCTCCCGTGTTTGTACGCCCCAAATTAACTCACCGTCATCATTTTTTAAAATCAAGCCGGAAGCAAACCAATCATTAGCCGCCATTTTAAGCGTCGCCATATCATCTGAAATACTGCTTGAAATACCGGGATTTCCAATTGCACGGTTTAATCTAAGCCGTAAGTCCCTGCTCATATACAAGGCTTCACGAACCATTGACCGCTCAACATCCTGCAATTCTTCACCCTGATAGGTTGTAACGGCACGGATGGTAACGAGTTTCCCGTCGTCGTTTTTCCCGCCTGCAAGCACGCCGCTTTGTATGAGCTTTTTTAGCTCAGTGGGCGTATGTTTTTTTGTGAATTCGATAACATCCACAACCTTATTCGTTAACGGCTGATTTACCGCAAGGCAAGATTCAAGACCTGCAAGTTTGCAGGCAAAATAAGAAGCAGGTAACACTTCGATTGCACCGCTTAAAGGGTCTACGGCTTTTATCGAATCTCCGGTATAACTGCATAAGCGGCTATTATACATCTTTGCAGTATCCATAACCTTATTATCAGGTTCATCAATTTTTCCGCCTAAAATACAGGTGCGTTCTTTTTTGTTATCTACACTGCTCATTACTTCACAATGAGCCACAATAAGATTATGAATATCGCTGTCCTGCACATGTGTTGTAATGATATTTATATCATCCGCTTTCAAGGCTTGCAATGTCATAAGCCATTCATCGGCTATTTTTTCAGCCCCTTGCCCACCTGAAAAATTTACAAAATCGGGGTCGTCTTCCGGGTACATATTTTCAGCTGATGATAAAATTATTTTTTCTCCGGCAAACGGGCACGCTGAAAGACCTCTAATCAATTCATGCAAATTGTTAAACAATGCGAATGTATCACCTTTGTTTGCCGAAAAAGAATTGATAAAATCAAGCTCACCTGAAGGAGTATATTCCTTAGATGCTGTAATACTTGCAGTATAACAGCCTTTTTCATTTAAGCGTGCGGCAACAGCTTCCGCTGTGGTGTATTCTGCAAAAAGAACTTCTATATTATCCGTTGTCTTATCCGCAACGGTAATTTTCAATGCTTCTTGCGAAACGGAAACAGTACAAGCCGCACCCTCTCCCTTATACGTTATTTCTATAACCGGACTTTTTACTTTTTTCTTAAAACTTTCCTCTTTTCGTTTCAACTCTGCGGTTATTGAGTGATCACTTTTATCTTGGGTAAATTTCATTTGCACAAGATTTGACCCCTCACCATAATCGTTTGCGTAAATAGTAAAAATCTCTTGTCCGCCCAATTTTAAAGTGCGGGTAGCTTGCAACGCATTTCCGACACGCATTGCAAAAACACTTTGCGGCGTATATCCTTTCGCCGGCGAAAAAACATGCGATACCGCTTTTAATAACTCACCGCCTTTTAAGACGGCTTTTGCTTCTTCAGTAGAGCCGAACTCATACAATGTATTCGGCTTTCCACTCGAAGCATAGCCTAATACAACAACATTTCCGGCAGAAACTCCTCCGCCTTTACCTCGTATAGAAGCACTTCGAGAAAAAACACCGGGCACTAAATGACTTGTTCGTCTTCCGGCGCTTTCAAAAATAGCAGGTCTTACTCCCATCTTATACCTCCATTATCAGATAACTTTTTTACGTAAAAAATCATCTATCTTTGACTTCCATTCTTGCTCCGTTAAAACAAGACCATTCCACTTACTCTTAAAAACATAACACACCTCTGCTTCATACTCCTCGTTATGCTTTTCCAAAAATAAATTAATATTCATTAACTTATCATCAACTTCTTTTGACATTATCAATAACCTCCCAAATTATTTTTTTCTTCCCATTTATTTTTGTATCAATGATTGATTGCTCAATAAAATAATCTGCATCGAAAGAAAGCCTCGCTCCTGCAAGAGTCGTGCCGAAATCGTAATTGTAATTGCCGCTTCTATCCCCTGTAATTGTATGGTCAAAAATGACAAGATTGTTATTATTACACTCCGCTTCCATTGCTTCATGAATGCCGCCTGCAAGAAAAAGGCGGCATAGCTCATACAGTTCATTTTTTAATTGAATATTCTCGCTCCATATCTCAACGGTAATTTTCTCTTTACGCCTGACAATATAGGTAATGCCGTACAAATGTTCTTTTTGTACCATTTCTTTTTGCAAATCTTCAATTAACTCATCGCATACCATATAGCCTGTTTTTTTTAAAAGCGGTACATCACTCTTATCAAGCATAAGCGTTTGAGTTTCAGCAAGATTGGAAAGCTCCGAAGGCTTGCCGTCGCTTTCGGTTGAAATAACAATGACCGGGAAAAGACTCGCATTGTACTTAAAATCAGGGAGCATTAGCGCAAATGGGTGTTCATTGGTAACTCTAATATTCCAATTTTTATAATAATCATTTGAGCGTAAGGTTTTAAAATAATCTTCAAAGGCTTTTTTTATCGCCTGTTCTAAGATTAGCGGTTTGTTCAAAAAATATAGCATACCATTACTCCAAACCTCAGTGTACTTCTCAGATCGGTTACAACACCCCATACAACATCAAGATCGCCTATATCGGGACGGTTAAAAGAACCTTTAACTTGCCCGCCGTTTTGCTTCACTCTTTTGCGAATCATCTCCATTTTTTCAAATCATCTCCATAAATCAATGCCATGCCCAAACCGCCGTTTTCAGCTATGGTAAATTTACCGTATTGATGTGCAACATACCTGAGAGTGTTTTGATCATTTACCGGGATTTTTTTCCAATCAACAGTAAGGTACCTGCGTGTTGAGTACCTATCATCTGCATATTTTGAAATATCTATATTGGTTAAGTATTTTATAAAATCAATAAGAGCCTGTTTTTGAGATTTTTTTCTGTTTGTATTCTTTCTACTAGAACCGTCATCTGCGATAGTCGCCCTTTTTGTACCTGAAAGCGTTTTATCTTCTCCATATAGGTCATCTTGATCACCTTTTATATGAATTTTTTCCGCTGTCTTACTTGACTTTTTATTCGATTGTGGTATAGTTAAATTGTTGGACAGACCTGTGTTTACGGGCTGCCCTTTCGCCCTCGTTTTTTCGAGGGCATTTTTTATATCCATTGTTTCAAGTGAATAAATAATCCTACCATTTTTATCAAGAGAGTGCTTAACAGTAATACACGCTCGAACCTTTTTGCCGGATTGTAAAACAACCTCTTTACTTAAAAAGCGTTCAATTTTTACATCTTTTTCATTATTTTTTATGTCATCGTGCCTGTTTTCAAGGCGTGCCCCTTTGAATAACTCTATAACTTGATTAGCAACCTCAAAATGTTCTTGGAGAGAAAAACCATTATCTTTTGTATTTTGCGTTCTACTCCTTATTTCTTTTTGACTTTCCTTAGAAAAAACGGCCTCAATTCCGCTAGCTTCATTTTTTATCGTTTTACCGACATATTGATTGGTAATCTGATTAAATTTTTCACGCAGTCTTGCTGCTTGTCCTTTATTCTTCTCATCCTGCGGTTCTCCGCCGTCATCGCCGCCTGCGCCTGCACTTGCATCTTTTTTATGAGCCGACTCTTGTGTCTGATCAATAAAGCGGCTTAATTGCTGTACAAAAGGCAAGGGGTTCCCGTCTTTATCACTAAAGCGGTCTCGGTGTTCCAAAACCAGCTGCATCATCTCGTGTGCATCTTCGCATTGCGCTATCTTTTTCTTTAAGGCTGAAAGCGCAAGTTTTGCCCCTCTCGTTTCGCTTTCATACTTCGGCTTCCATTTGCCGGGACCAACTTTAATAAACTTCTTGCCCTTCCACTCACGCACCGTACCGACGGGTAAGCCCTTGCCGCCTTTTAACAACAATCCTTTCAGTTCGCTAAACGTCTTTTTAAGCTCGCCGCTTTCTTTTGCCTCAAGTTCCTCTAAGTGCTTTAAGATTTTTGCCTTAATTGCATTAAATATGAGCTTCTTTCCTTCAGGCGTGCTTTTGATAAATACACTCATTACTACAATGCTCCCATCACTACATGCCCGAACTTCATCTTATTTTCGTTGATATAATCCTTTATCTCGTCTTCATAGACTTTGATACGTGCCCCATAATAAGCACTGGTAGCCGATTGCGTAGAGCTGAAACTTTCACTGACCCCGTCCATTGAAAGGCTTGATGATGAGAAGCCCGAAATCAGACCGTCACCGATAATATTGAGCATTTCAACCGCGCAGTGTTTTGCAATCACTGCCCGTAAATCATCCGGCACCTCATCTGATGTTTCATACCCTGCCGTATAATCAATACTGTAAAACAGGTTATTATCCCACGTTTCCGCGCCGTAGGGAGAAATAGCCGCATGAATAGCTTTACGGGTGTCGCTCATTGCAAAAGGACGGTTAAAAAACCGGATAAGGCCCTTTGTTTTATCGAGTGTGTAACAGTTCATTAAACTTGTTACCTTTTCGGTTCTGCTCAATAAATCCAATTTTGACACTCTTATAACAGGCCTCTTTCGTGTTGGAATAAAACCTTGCCGCTGTATGCGCGCCTGACGGAATGTGTAAAAACTTTCTTCAACATCGTAATCAATGCCTTTTTTAAGGTTGCGCCGCTCCGGTTCACACGCTACACGGGTTTTACGAATTGTAATATTAAGCCGCCGCTCAATTTCCCGCATTGAAGAATTTATATGAAACCGTATCTGCTCATCGGTATACGGCATACCGTTACTTGCCCGAAAATCAACGCCCCAAAGGTAGGTGTAATGAAGATCATCAGGAGTTACAATGTCTCCCCACCGTCCTTCAGGGCTCTTATAATTTCCGAATGTATAACCGACAGGCTTACCCGTTCCGCAGCGAAGATAGCCGGAATAGTCATAATCACCTCCTACGCTTGAAAGGGCGCACACACGGTATTGATAAATCCCTGCCTTTACCGCTTTATCCAAAAAGGTATCTTTTACACCAATGGACACAGCCGCAGGATCGGAAGAAAAGCCGGAAGCGGTAAGCAGCTCCCACGAGCCGTCTATACCGTTTTTTCGCTCAAGTCGGTATTCCGTAAGAGAATCAGACATTTTAATAATGCAATAATTTTTAACACTTACCGCTTCCAACATGCCTTATGCTTCCGTATATGAGGGAATTTTAAGAAGGTAGTCGGCGTATTTTTTGTCAATTTCAGCAATACCGTCTTCGTCAAATTCAACAATAGCACCGTCGAAAACTATTATCTTCCCGTTTTTTAATCCTGTATGCTGAATACGTTTTTTGCCGTTATCTTTTCCGGTTTTGATTTGCTCGGCGTTCGCCGGATTGTTAATCACTTCGGTAGGTTCACCTGTTTCAAGATTATCAACGGTATCAACACCTTCACCGTCTTTTTTTTCTTCCGAAATTTCAGTTTCGTTTGTATTCAAAACTTCCGTATTGTTTCTTTCCATAATTTCATCCTTATATACAAAGAAAAGGGAGGGATACTGCCGTCTAGCTTGCAAACCTCCCTATCCCTTAAAATTCTTAATATAAACCGCCTGAGTAGCCTATATTCTTTGCTATACCGCACCATTCGGGAACTTTGACATCTACCGCTCCGAAAAGCTGAATAAGGAACGGCTTTTCTGCTGTAGTTTCAAAAATAGGTCTCATACGCAACGGGCAAAGCTGGAACCATTCAACGACTGTTTGAAGCTTCTTTTCCGTCAAGAAAACCATTTGAGCCGTTCCGGGAAGGTCAATGTTAAAGTCGTCAAAGGTGGTCGTTCCGCTTGAATCTGCACCAATGCGTACCATTTCCATTACAATGGTACCGTCTTTTGCAGAGCGGCAAATTATATACCCCGATTCTGCACCGGTAGTACTTGCAGTAATATTCAAGGTTACCTTGTGTCCTGCCGTTACTGCAACGGGAGCCGTAACCTCCTTACCTTCGGAAATTCCAAATCTGTTTATACTGTGAACAGAGTATTTGTAGTTTCCGGCATCAGAAGCTCCGAACTGCGATTTTGCATCTGCCCCCGTTGAGGCCGTTACATCAGAAGGAGCTTGCGGACGTTTTGCGATACTTCCTGCGGCCTTAATTAAACCCTTTACTTTGAAAAATTTATCGGCTCCTTCTTCCTGTCCGAAGTGTACCGTTGAACCGTAAGGTGTCGGATATTGGTCAACAACTAACGACATCGCACTACTTCCAGAAGTACCGAATCGAATACGGTCTCTGATTAAATCCTGAATATCTTGGGCCAACACAGGCGGATAGAAAAGTTTATTGACATCGCCGCCCGCCTCAAAAATAGAGCGAACAGGCTCATTTATAATCTTTTCACCCAAAGTACCTATACGCTGTCCTCTGACATCATAAATATTGGCGTCTTTAGTTTTTTCAATCTGTTTAATAATGCCGTCAAACTGAGTAGGTACAACATCGGCGTCTCCGTGGAAGCAAAGGAACTCTGCACCTTTTAGTACATTAAGGGTACCGGCAAGTTTTTCGCTTTCAAAAACATTTTCAAAGCTGTCAACCATTGCCATCTGATCCGTTACAGACCTTCGGTCTTGCAGGTACTTAACCTGTTTGGTTACTCTTCCGATATCCTGTTCATTTTGTTCCGCACCGCCTCCCTCGACGGACGTTAAGAATTCATGATTGCCGACACCTCTTCGGCGATTGTATTCATGCACGGTTGACTTAACAGGCTTCTTTTTCATCATGTTCATCAACTTGCAATCTTCTTTCTGTTCCCTCATAGCATTTATCATCGTAGATTCAATGTCTTCAGGGATCATAGCCCTTCCGCCTTCAAAGGTTGCAGAATCGGTACCGTATCCTGCAGAAAGAGCTTTTAAAAGCTGCTCTTCACTCATCGCGCCTGTTTCAACGCTTGTAAAAAAATCTCCCATAAATTTTCCTCCAAAAAAATATAATTGTTATAAAAACTTATTTTGCAAGTTTTTTTTGTAAAAACCTAATTTTGTCTTGGTCAAGCTGAAAGTTCGGGTCCCTCATGGACTTATTTATTTGCGTCTCAAACTTACCGCAATCAATAGCCGTAATCTCTCCCGCTTCTACCGCTTTTAAAAGCACATCCATCGCCTCATCTTTCTCCGCCGAAGTAAACTGTTTATGCCTTACAAACCCGGCTTCAAGATTTGAGACTTTACCGCCTTTTGTCATCATCGTTTGCAAAGCATTGACGGCGCTTCCTCTCGGAATGGGGGTGTTGCCGATACGGTCAAGTTCTTGTACGGTTACAAGAAGACTCTTGCCCAAAAGGTCTTGGGTTTCTTCCGACTTTTCAAGCTTTTCAAGAATGTCTTGAGTCGATTTAGCCAACACATCAATAGATGACTGCATTGCCGCAATTTGTTCCTGAAAGCCCTGTAAAATCGGTGTTGCATCCATTGCTTTTTTCATCGCATCATCGGCCCCGCCTGTATCTCCCCCGGATTCTTCAGTAGCAATAACTTCTTCATCTTCCGCTTGAGTGTCCTTAGTTTCAGGCTCTGCCTTGGAAGCCCCCTCGTCCTTTTTAGGTTCCGTTTCAGGAGCCTTGCCGAAAGATTTCTCCAACTTTTCTTTCATCTCATTCCAAAAATTTGATTTTCCCATAGGTATAATCCTCCTAATATCGTTGTCTTTTTCTAAAATGAACTGTAAATACTTACTGCCCGTTTCCTTATCTATATTAAAACCGGCAAGATACTCCTCGCATTTTTCAACGCTGTTTATCTCACCGCTTAAAATAGCCCTCATTAAGCCGTCCATAATGTCAGCTTCGCTTATTTTTTTCCCGGTATATTCAGGAACCAAAGCCCTGCCGCCGGTAAAAGCAGCGGAATCAGTGCCGTAGCCTGCAGAAAGTGCCTTAACAAACTCAAGACTATTGAGAGACTTGACCATATAAGCCGCTCCTACTGTCGGATTAACGGGGCTGATTGTCAAAGCTAAGTCATTCCACAAGACCGAAACGACCTTACCGACTTCCCGTCCGTTCTCTTTTACCTTTTGAACTAATGGAGCAATACCGCCGACACTTGCCTTAATTCTTGTAGACCCCTCTTGCAAAAGTTTTATAAATTTTTGAGCATGTTCATTTAATTTATAGAGCTTACCTCGAACGCGGGTTTTCCCGCCCTCGGTGTAGACCTTTAAAGGTTCCCCGATTACGTATTCTTCGTTAAAAATAATTCTTTTGTTCTCACCGTCCCCTACAATCTGCTGATGTAAGTGGTCTTTACTTATTACACCGTTTGTTAAAAAATAATCTTTGGAATTAAGGAGGGCTTCCTGCAATACACGCTGTTGCTCAAGGTCAAGATTTTCATTACTTGCCTCGACATCAAAGATAAAATCACCTTCTTCATTTTGAGTAAAAGAGCCTTTTTTTAGCTCCATTTGAAGATAAATAGTATTTTCGTTATCATTCATACCTTACCTCCTGCCTTTACAAAATCAAAACTGTATACCTTACCCATAGGCGCATAGGAGACTTTTTTTTGAAAATAAGCATCCTATGTACCACAGGTTGAAATAATTAAGAATAAACCCGGTATACGCCCGCCCCGCCGTAACAGAGTACGGTTGATTTATCCCTTTGTTGCTGTTTTTTTGAAAAAAGCATAAAAAAAGGCTGTGAACTCACTTACAAGGGTATAGCTTACCCGTTAAATCTAAAAGAAAAATTCATCCCTTTTTAGATTTTGTAAATAAATTCACAGCCTTCTTTTCAAAGCGCCGCTTTCATCTGCCGTTTTTTAAGGCAGTTAAATTTTCAAAAAACAAAGATAGGTTTTTAGCTTATCTTGAGTAGTATTATACAATATTTATATTTTTTTTGCAAGTATTGAGGAAAAAATCTTTACATATTTTTGTATATTTAGTATAATAAATTAAAGTAAAGTTGATACAGCCCGATAAGGTAAATATGGAATTGCAAGAAAAACTAACTATAAACAATTTTTTCTCAATTTATAAATTGACATGGGAACCTAAGAGTTATAATATTATAACAGGTGATATAGGGGCAGGTAAAAGCTTATGTCTTAAACTTCTTTATTTTATATACGATATATTAAAAACAACAATGTTTGATAATTTTTCTAATGATATTTTTAACCAGAGTGTCTTTTACTCAGCATTAAAACAGAAATTTAATAATGTTTTTTTTATAGATCAAGGATGTTCATCTAAAATTCAATATACAATACTAAGAAATGAAAAAGAGGTTTTTGACTTTACAATAAATATAAAAAATGGAGAAATCGAATTTGATAGTAGTTATTTACAAGATAAATTTGAAAACTGGCAAAAAGAACTTAATAAATTTGAAAATAGTTTTGATGCAGGAAACAACATTAGAAAACAAATAATAAATGAAATCTCAACAGATATAGGAGAATCTTTTCCATACGGACAACTATATTTTTCTGATTTACGCACATTACTTTCAGAACCAAATAATATTATAACAAGCGATGTCTATACAAATGAACTTCTTTCATACAAAGTATTTTTAGAGAAAAGTTTCAAAAATTTAATACATGATGTTTACTCTAAAAAAGATGATCCTGAATATAAATTTATGAAAGACACTATAGAAGCTTCATATAAAATATTGAATATAAAAGATATAGAATTTGACTCTAAAATGATATATCTTACTAGTTCTGGTTCGATAAGAAAAACCCCATTAAATAAAACATCCAGTGGACAAAGAGAATTATTCCACTTATTAAGTTTTATAAATTTAATGCAAACAATGGGATTTTCATATGGAAAAACAAATAACATTTTTATTGAGGAACCGGAAGCCCATTTGTTTCCTAATGAACAAAAATTATTAATTGAACTATTAGTAGATGTATACAATACTCTTAACAAAGATAAACTAAAATGGCGTTTTTTTATTACAACACATAGCCCATATATATTAAATGCTTTGAATAATATGCTTCTAAAAGGATCTATTTTAGATAAAAAAAATGATTCTGAAAAAAATATCATTAATGCTGAGGTTAAATTTCCAGCTCTCCAGAACAATAATGTTTCAGGAATATTTATTAAAAAGGATGACACTTCTGTTACATTTAAAAATATAATGGAAAAAGGTGTTAATGCTCCTTATCTATTCGTAGAAGAGATGGAAAAAGTAACATCATGGACAAATGATGATTACAATATGCTAATGGATTATGTAGAGTAATTGCTATGAAGTTTTGCCCCAAATTTTATCATATTTGGCCTCATAAATCTCATCCATATTTTGTAGATATTCCTATGTGTCCACCATTTAAATTTGAAAGAATTAAATCCAATATAACAGCTAAAGAAATTGGGGTTCAGTTTTTAAGATGTATTGACTTTATTGAGTCTAAATGCAATGCTGAAAACAGCTGGTTTAATGATAAAAATGATGTAAAAATTAAATTATGCTCTTTAACTCCTTCTAATACTTCTAACTTCTTAATTTGTTTACACATAGAAGATTGCCTATGGTATTTATATTTTCATCAACGCTCTATAAATTTTGATTTGCAACATATTAAATCTATTAATGATGATTTAAAAAAGTTTTCATCTTTGAATTCTTCATTAAAACCCAATACAATATGTATATTCTTATTGGAATGTAACAGCGATGGTCCATGTTACAATAGTTCAATTCCTGACAAAATAGTAAATGAAATAGAAGAGAAAACAGGCATTAAAAAAGTATATAAAAAAAATATAATAAATGCAAATATGTTAACAGTATCACCTAAAAAAATAGATAAGAATAAAAATATACATATCAATATTGAAGCTTCAAATCTCCCCTAAGCAATCATTTTACCTTTATTTTTCTTGTCAAAAGCCTTTTCCTTAAATTCTTCTATACCCATTTCAATCATCTCCCCGAAAAAGCCGGGACGGTCGTACTGGCGTAAATAAGCGGCCTTAGCCTCTTTTGCACTGTTAAAACCTAACATTACCTTATCTTCATCGTATTTACCCGTTGTAGGGTCGTTTTGGTGAATGACAAAGACTTTTTCACTTTCAGGATTGTTTCCTATATACGCATCAACATGATCTTTATCCTTACCGACCGTGCCGCGGATATAGCCGTAATCATACGCCATTTTTATAGCCCATTCATGCCCGTCTTTATCAACACCGGAGCGCACGCTTCCTTTTTTATTTTCAATTGAAATATCCATGCCGTGTATGTTAGTTCTTCCTTCAAGAGGATAACCGGAGTACGTTAAGGATTTTTCAAAAGTATCTCCATTTACATTTTCATTGAATTGTGGTATACTAAATTCAGAGCCGGAAAATAGAGGCGGATTAGACTGTTTATCAGTAGACTCCAACATGCCTGATTCCGGCTTTATTTGTATATCTTGCAAAAAGTGATGATAATATCTATTCTTATTATCACTTGTTAATCTAATAGTAATTTTTGCCGTATATTTTTTGCCGTTTATTTCACACGCTGACGAATAGTATTTGACTTTCTCTATATCACTGCGATTTTTGTTATCATCTGTTTCAGCATCATAGTGAGCACTTTCCAATAATCTGTCAAGAATTTTCAAAGATAAAATTTGTTCTCGTGATTTTGTCTTACTATACCATTCATCAAGACCGTTTCGGGTAACATAAATTGCTTCTTGCGTAGCCCTGTTTATATAATGCTTGTCTTGAAAATGTTCACGGGCATAATCGAATACGGCATTTTTTAACTCTTTATTACTTAAAGTATGCTCTGCTTCCGTTTCCGTTATACTGTTTTCACCCTTATTAGTAAACCTTCCTCTTTCATCTCGCAGGTGTTCAGCTTCCGTAAAAGCCTTTACGATATATTCTTTTAACTTATCTTCGTAAAATGATTGTAATGTTGCAAGACTTTGAGAGAAAATAGCCGAAAGCGACTTTTTAAGATTCAACATCCGTTTTAACACAGCGTCTTTTGTTTCTACATCGCCAAAGAAAATATCGGCTTGCCCGCTTGCACCCGGCTCCAATGCTGCGTTCATGCCTTGCATAAAATCGGCAAATTCCTTTTCCTTATTTTCAAGTTTTTTAGCAAGCTCTATAGCAACCGTATTCTTATCTTCAAACATAGAGCCCTGAGCCGCAAACTCCTCTACCGATTTGAACTTATCCTTATTGATATTTACCTGCATGATAATATCAACTGCCTCATTAAGTTCATCGGTAATGGAATAGCCTCCCATACTTTTATTATTGATAAGAGGTGTTATAGCCCTTACCAGTTTTCGCCTTATATTCTTACAGCCTTCTCTGGTTAGGCCTCTGATATTTTTTTCGTTTACAACCGAACCGATTAAAACGGTTTCTACAAACTCTTTACCGGCTCCTGTAATTACCCCTTCATTTTCATACTGAGGGCGTGTAAATTGGTTGATAATACCCGATTTTTCAAATGTATCGAACATACCGCTTACAGCCTTAGAATCGGCATATAATTCTCCCATTGTTTCAAAATCGCCGATAATCGCTGCGGCTTCTTTGACGGTTTCTGCTTTGATTATTTTAGAAACTTTAACGGCTTGCTCAATAGGATTCATAGTCTTTGTTTCACTTACATTAAATTGAGCGAATTGGTCTGTAGAATATGCCCCGTCATTTTCTATCTCAAAAACAACCCTAGGATGCTTAAAACCTTCTAAATCTTTTTGACTAAAGCCGAACTTTTTAGCTCTTTTTTTTAGAGCTTCAATATAGGCTTTATCCGTGCCTTTTTCGGCTGCAAGTTTACTGCTCATTGTACGGTTATTACCGGAAATTACAACACCATCGGCTGTTACCACTACCGGTGTATCAAACGATAAAGCCCTTCCGTCATAGTTTCCGGCAACATTAAGAACAGCAAGCTGGGCAGCTTTATCATTTTCATAATCACGGTCATTGATAGTAGAACCGTCTTTATTTTCAGGGAACCCTTCCGTTTTTCTAAAAGTCTTTTCATCATGGCTTGCTGAAGGAGCCTCAGCTTCTACCAGCTTCCACGTGCCGGTAAACGTTTTATCGCCGACATAGATTTCATCTTCATCACCGGTTATCTGCCGTTTTGCGGTGTACTGCGCTTTGATTTTTTCAATACCGCTCTTTACTTTTTTCGCTGATTGTGGTACAGTAGGTGTAGCCTCCGTGGTTGCCGTTCCTTGATTGGGCGGGGTTCCGCTGGTATCAGCCTGCCACCTTGTGGAGGCTGTTTTTATTTCATCAAGTTCAATAGAATATATCCTGTGTCCGGCTTCTTTACTTTCTTTGACCGTAATTAATGCATCTGCTTGTTTGCCGCTATTCAATTGCGTTTCTGCAACAAATCGCTTTATAGAAAGAATATTGGGATTGTCTGTTATTTTTTCATCTTGTCCTGTATGGACTAATTGAGCTTTTTTATATAACTCGATTATTTGCTTCGCAACCTCGAAATGTTCATCAACAGTAAAACCATTTTTTTTCGATTTATTTATTGCCTTACTGCTCCCCATCTTATTCGTTCCTTCACTGCTAATACGGGCAATTATTTTGGTTGCGTTATTTTCAATATCTTTATTTATGAATGGCTTTAATGCGATCTTTAACTCCGAGCGCAGTATATTGTTTCTGTTTTCTTTATTATTGCCTCCGTCATCTCCGCCGCCTGCAGTTGCGGATTTTTCCTTGCCGGAACTTCCCGCTCTTTTCTCTTGCGTTTGGCTGATAAACTCGCTTAACTGCTGAACAAAGGGTAAGGGATAGCCGTTTTTATCGCTAAAACGGTCTCGGTTTTCGAGCACCAGAGCCATCATCTCCCTTTCATCTTCGCAAAGCTCTATCTTCTTCTTTAAAGCTGAAATAGCGAGCTTCGCCCCTCTCGTTTCGCTTTCATATTTCGGCTTCCATTTGCCGGGACCAACTTTAATAAACTTCTTGCCCTTCCACTCACGCACCGTACCGACGGGTAAGCCCTTGCCGCCTTTCAGCAGCAGTCCTTTCAGTTCGCTAAAAGTCTTTTTAAGCTCGCCGCTTTCTTCCGCCTCAAGTTCCTCTAAGTGCTTTATGATTTTCGCCTTAATTGCATTAAATATGAGCTTCTTTCCTTCAGGCGTGCTTTTGATACATACACTCATTTACATAACTTCCTATAAATTAAAGTGGACACCTCTTTTTTCTTGATAACTTGAAAAGAGTTTTAAAACAACTTTACGCGGAATACGCTGATCTTCACTGGTGCGCAGTCCTGCAATAGCTTGGGCCACTCGGTACGTCGGATGGTAGCGGAACGTAACTGACATATTTTCCCCTGCTGTCGGCTTTTTCTTTCCGCCCCAATGAATACGGTTAGTACCTGCAAGGATAAAATCTTCTCCCGCTATGAATTTCTCTCTCGCCGTTTCAATATTACAAATGCTTTCAACAAAAAAATCGGGGATATGGTCATCACAGTCTTGCCCACTGCGTTTTATCACCATCTTGTTTGTTACCGCCCCAGACAATACGGTAATTATGTCCCCTTCCGCAACGTCATACATATACGGAAAGGTGCATACCGCATCTCCGTTGTGTTTTTGTACAAGATACAACAGTTCCTTACTCAAGTTTTGTGATAAAATAATAAACTTAACCGGTTTGATGTAGCTAATTTCTTGCGCAAAAATAAGAGGAGCATCACACGGCGTTGCCAATTCCAGACAGTTTTTATAATACTGCTTTACGGCAAGCGCCTCTCCGGTATAGGTACTAAGCGTTTGTATACCGATAATATCGCACGGCGCGCTATAGTGTACCCCTTGTATTTTTGAAGAAGCTGCCGTTAAATCTTTCAGCTCATAAAACCCATTGCAAATACGGGTAAGTGTTGCCTGTTTTAAGGTTGAAACAAGGCTTGCGCGAAATACAAGGTCAACTTGCTCACCTTGTGAAAGGACGTGTTCATGGTCGCTTATTTGAATAAAGCCTCCTTCCTGTTTAAAACGGAACGATACGCCTGCATAGTTATAAATCTTTTCTATTGTATACTCTTTTTCTGCTTCCCTTAACTCGATAATACCGTCCATAACCGAAAGGCGAATCGTACCGGTTATCGTTGTTTGATAATCATAGAACTCACCCGAACCGCCGCATTTTTTGCAATGAATATCGGGTTGATTATTGTCGGTTACACACGGACATTTTTTAGCTTGCTTCCAGCGTACATACTGCCCGTGCCTTTCAATCATTGCCTCATAACTTTCTTTACCCAACGATAAAGTAATCGTAGAGTTCTTACCTAAACCTTGTGCCATAATCTTACTTCCTTATTTTTTACAAGTAAAACATACTTAACACCTTTTTCAGGCTTAAATTTTAGAGCCTTTCTGATGGCTCCGGTAGTTTTAACGACATCAAAAAGTTCCTTAAATGCCGTATTTATTCTTTCCCTTTCTGCTCCTTCAGGATAAGGAGAGACATTTTCAAAGAGCGGGTTTTTATAAAAGTCATTTGTTGTCGCAAAGGCTAAATAATCATTAAACCGCCCTTGTGCCCTTAGTGAATCATCAATATATGCAGAAAAAGCACGGGCAGCCATTTCATGCGGAGCAGACCAATATGTCTTACCGCTCCCATCAAGGCTTTTTGCTGCTTTATAAAACGATGATGAACGATTCCCGCTATCAACCTGAACATAACCGCCTTTTTCTTTACCGTCATAATAGGCAACCGTAATTCTTATCCAGTCGGATTTATTCTTAATTATTTTTTTATCGGTAGCACCTCCGAACCGCTGATTGATAATTTCAACGGCTTTTTCAAGAGAACCTGCATTTTTTATTTTTTTTGCAAAATCGCCTTTTGGCTCTTTAAGATTGTATTGTGCAAGTCGGTAGTCATCAGCAGAATAAAAAACATTGTGTACTATAGGCTCATTACCTTCCATCATTGAAGAAACCAGCTTATCAAAAGCAGCGTGAATTTTGAGCATATAATCTTCACCGCTTCCTTCTTCCGGCAACTTTATACCTTCTTTATCTAACTTCCGTTTAAGGACAAAAAGGCTAAGTTCTTTTGCCGATTGACGTATAGTGCTGCTATTTTTAATTTCCATATACTCTTTCAGTAAATCGGCCTTTTTCTTACTCATATCCTTATAAGGATTTGTAAGAAACTTATTGACATTTCCGCCCTGCATAGCTTCACTTATAAGATTATCAAAGGCGTGAAACCATTCATGTGCCAGAGAACCACCTCCTTTCATCTTAGTAATATTTATAACACGCTCTATCGGTTCATAGTGTGCAGCGGCTGTTTTTAATCCCCCTTTACCCCGTGCTCCTATTGCAAGCGCAAGACGGCCGTTCAGTGATATAAGCGAATCGGGGATACCGGTAATATCGGCCAAATCTGCAAACCCTTCGCAAGCATGATCTACATGGAATTTTGCACTTGTAGGGTCTTTTAATACCCAATTTCCTGATTGAATATCACGTAAGTTAAACATCTTTTTTAATTCTAAAGTAGAAGCGGCTTTTACATTTCGTCCGCCTTTTCTTGTAAACTTTGAGGCAACCAATAAGTCAAATTTTTCTTGCTGTTGATTTGTTTTTTCTCTTACTTTCTTTTCTTTATCTACCCATTGCCAATTATCATACAATCCTCGCTTTGCATTCGCATAATGTACAAAAAAACTATCACTGCGCCTTTTTGCAATGTGTATAAACTTTTCACCGAGTGAACTCCATGCTTTATATAATGGGTTTAAAAAAGCAGCTTCCCGCGCCCGCTCTTTTATTTGTACCATCTTATCAAAGATTGCGTCTATTTGTTTAAAATTGTCTTTTGCCGGCCATAATGCGTTCAGCTGTTCTGCAAGTGCAGTATATTCAGGCTGTTTTTCTGCTGAAAGCATACAGCCGTCCATTTCATCTCGTATTTCCTCAAGTGTTTTAGAAATATCTTGTACGGTTTTACAGGTTTCAAATCTATCACGTAAACCGTTTACGGCAATTATATAGTTTCGCCGACTTTCAGGATTATCATCAGGGCTAGCGGCTACCGATGTATATATCCGGTCAATTAAAAAGGCTGCTCCGCCTTCCATTCCGTTATTTTTAAGACTATCCCAATCAACTGTCCCGAAAATATTTGACTTTGTAATAAGCTTTTTGGCAAGACGAGGATTTTCTTCAAGGCCTTCCCAATCAATAGAGTGCTCCATTACTTGTTGTTTTTCTTTAGCCATTCGCTTTATGTAATTTTGAGCTAATTCTTTCCGGCTGCCTGCAATATAGCCGGTATCTTTATAGCGGTATTCTTCACTATTCGGGTCCCATGTTGAGTCTTTAATGGCACTTTCTCTTTCAAAAAGTTCTGTTTGAGGAAGTCCTGCCGTTTTGCGCTTTTCATTTTTTACTTTGCGCTCTTTTTCGGTTTTACTGAACTCTTTTTTTGCATTTTGATTGCCTTTCATTGCCTCGGAAAGACTATTGTTTTTTTTCTCTAATTGTGGTACACTTATAGTAGAGGTTTCAGGGAGAGTCTCCCCTGTATAATTAGAACTAGAGGTGATCGTCTTAGCTCTTTCCTCTATTTTATAAGAAGTTACAATCCAATTTTTTTTGTTACCAAACCAATCTTCTTTTAATGCGATTTCAGTATTATTATTTTTAATACATAATCTATTTCTTTTGTCTCTATAGACTTCTCCATTTTTAATAATCTCGCCGATTTTATTCACTGCATCCATACCGTGCTTATCGATAATGTGAGAAAGCCCGTAGCCTGTATGCTTTTCTTTATCAGTAATCTTGCCCCAAACAACATCAATATCGCCTATTTCAGGGCGGTTAAAAGCTCCTTTTACCTGTCCGCCTTTTTGCTTCACGATAAAGTTTACAGCTTCTTGTCCTTTACCCTTATATTCGGGATAATTTTTTTCAGGATAGCCGTCATCAGGAGGTTCTCCGCCTGAACCTTCTGATTTCTTATTGTAAAGTCTCCAAACCTTATACATAAGGGTTCGATTAACGACAATCTTATCGCCGCTATCCTTGTCGGCTGTATCTTTCTTCTTACCTGTATTTTCATTTTGTGTAGTTTTTACCTTTTTGGTATTAACGGCTTTCTTGTACTGCTCCCTTTTTTCGCTTTTAAAAAAAAGATTGTCCCATTTTAACTTGTTTGTAAGATATTCAAGAACATGAGCGGAATAAGTTTGTTTATCAACTCCATATTCTTTTTCAATATTATTTTCTTCAAATTCTTTATTGATTCTCTCTTTCGAGATATTAAAAACTTGCTGCAAAAACTGTAAAGGTCTTTTAAAGGTTTCAGCATAAATATACCAATAACCTTTACCGCTTTTTTTAGGTATTTTCCTTAAATATTTATGACCGATAGCTTTTTGTATAAAAAACTCATCGGCACTATCGGCTTGTAAAAATCCGTTGATGGATTTTAACATCCTAAATCCGGCTTCTTTACTTACAGTTATTTGCATAATGTTCCTCCATAAATCATAAATTACGCCAAGAGCCTTCAAGAAAAACGGCACAATCAAACTCGTAATCGTCTTTTTCCGAAAGTTCACCAATGGCTCCATATTCTTCCATTATTCCCATACACCGCCTTAATATATCGCAGCGTTTTCGGTAAGTGTCTATTTTTTCGGTTTCAAATATAAAATCAATATCTTCTTTTGAAGAACACGAACTTAACTTTTTTAACATTTCTTTAGTGTAACCATCATGTTCAGGTTTCTTTAATCCTAATTTTTCATAAAGAGGTACAAGTCTCCAAGTATTACTTAAAAATTGCTCAACTGTCATTTGATAAATATCATCTTCGGATATGGGAGTCGGGGAAGAAAAAAACAAGGCAGGTGCATACATAGCCCAAACTAATAGCCGTTGTTTTTCATTCATTTTTGTTATGTCAAAACGGCAAAAAACATCCTCTATATCTTCTTTTGTTTTACATTCTCGTAAAGCCGATATTAAGATTTTATTTATTTTCATAACAACACCTTTTAAGCAAGAGGCTGCTTAAAATAAAGCTGCCCCTTTTCATTAAAACTTTATTTTTCCTTTAGCCTAAAATAAATATACAATCCGAGGCCTGCAAACCCGAAAGCGGCAAGAATAATAACACCCTTGAACTGTATAAACCCTGTTACTATTAAAATTAAAATACCAATCCATAGGGGTATAAGTGCAATCTTGCGCCTCTTATATTTGACAGTGTCAAACACCGCCAATGCTCCCCCCGCTAAGCCGATGACTGCCCCTACGCAATCCGTTAAAATGCCCTGCCCGTAATTAACTACAAAAAGTGCTATTACAAACAAAACAAGAGATAAAACAAACCACATTTTTTGTTTCATAAAAAACCTCTCTTATATAATTTTTAAAAAACCTGTTTTCATTTTTATAAAAATAAAAACAAGTTTTAAAATTATAATCAAACCTAAAATTGAGGATAAACTTATAACGGCAATTATAAGTTTATATCTGCTTATTTTTAAACCCTCAATCGCCGCCTGCTGCTGCATCATTGATTCTTGAACCTCGCTCTCGTATACGCTCAAGGATTGTTCTGAATTCTTCAATGCTTCCCTCGCTTCCGTTAATTGTGTTTTCAATTCTTCCGACTTCGTCAAGGCTTCGGTTAATCTCACCTTTAAGCTCTGTACTTGTAATTGCAGCGTTTGCCTGCCGCTCTCCCACTTCCCCAAGAGAGTCTCTAATTCCGTGAGCTCCGATTCTGTCATCATGTATTCCGCTTGCTGTCCTGCAGCCGCTAAAAAGCAAAAGAATACAAATAATAAAAATAAAAAATTTCTTTTCATTCAATTTTGAAACTCCTATTTTTTTAATCGCAAAAATCCCAGCACTGTCTTATAACTCCGGCGGATAATCTTTGCACCGTCCTGATTAAACCCATCCTGCTCAAAAACGGTAATCTCCGTATCACTTGCCGCAATCACAATAGCAACGTGCCCGAACTTATTGTTTTCCGTAGATTTAAAAATAACAACATCGCCAGGTTCAGGCGTCCCGCCGGCATAAACTATTCTGTTAAAATACTTTTGCTCAAGCGGCAGCTTTTCATACTTGGTAAAAAGCTCCTCCGCCCCTGTAACCCCGCCCGTATGCGGTATGTTCAATACATCTTTGCAATATTGTCTAAATAGGTCTACGCACTGCGCTCCATATCGCCCGTCATAGTCAACTTTTTTACCTTCGTATTTTTTTACGAATTCGTCTAAAACCATATTTCCCTCCTAAAAATTAAATAGTCCTCTTTGTTAGCTTTTCTAAAACAGCCCGCAAATTTTCGGCCTGTCTTAATTTTTTTTCCATTTTTTCACGGCAAAAATCAGCCCTTATCTTGTCGCCGATTTTTTCAAAAAGAGGCTTATAGTTTAAATACATATCAGCCTTGCTTTTAACTTCAAGTAAATAAATTTTTGCAACTCTTTTTGTAAAGTCTTGAGCAATAAAAAAAATCTTTTCTTTTTTTACTTCATTCAGGGGCCTTGTCGTACAAGCTTTTGACCTCATAATCTCTTTATTTAACCTTATAAATAACTCTTCAGCGAGCTGCCTTATATAAATGTTCACGGAATCAATCGTTAAATCTTCAAAGCCGTTTTTATAAAGCCGCTTATTCAGAATTGATTCAGCCCTATACATACAACAGGCCAATACGCTTATATCGCTTAAAAGATAAGATAAGTCGGGCAGTATATCCTCAATTCGCTCCTTCCGTAAAAGTTCAATTTTTTCACAATTATCTTTCATTAAATACATTAACCCGATACTGTCTATAGTTTGAATCTTTCCGCCCTCAGATACTTCTATCGTTTGGCCTAAAATTGACATCTTCCCGCCTTTTTTCAAGAGTAAAATAAAAAGCAAAGGAATCAATATAACTCCGATTATTAAAATAGCTATCCAGCCGAATATCGGTATTTTGTCTAAATTTTCCATAAAATAACCTCCCAAAACTCTTACGGCATAAAAAAAGGCTGTAATACTACTCATCAGGGCGAACCTCGCCCGTCTAAACCTTATAGGGAATCAATTTCCCTTAAAAAGGTTTAAAGAATAATATTACAGCCTTCTTTTCAAAGCGCCGCTTTCTCCTGCCGTTTAAGCGGCAGCTCAATTTTCAAAAGAACATTCGGATTTTAAAATCCTAACTAACCTTATTATAGCTAAAAACCGATACTTATACAAGTTAGTTAAACAATTTTATTCAAATATTTATATAGGTACTTTTCTAATATTGAATTATAGTGTATAATCCTAATAAGGAGTAAGATATGAAAATCTATGATGTTAGATCAATGCCCGAAGTCAAAGAGGCTTTAGATACGTATAAGGCGGTTCAAGATGCTTATCTTATTTACTTGCAAACTATGGGAATTCGACCTCAGCATAAGCAAATTACGGTAAATTCTGCAAATATTTCGATGAACAAAATCAAAGTCTCAACAGCAGGGGCATTACATGTCTAGTTTTCCAATAACATATCAAGAAATATCCGATTCTTTTTCTGTTAACCCTCTTGATCCTTTTACTCTTAGAGAACAAACCATAAAGGAAATAGAAAAAAAGATAGAAACTCCGCTGATATGTTATACAACAAGCTCAAATATGCCTAATTCCTCAATAGAGGAAGATGATATCACCGGATTTAACGATTTAATTTATAATATTACAGGAGAAAAATTAGGCGTCTTTCTTATAAGTAATGGAGGCTCTCCTTCAGCTGCTGAACGTATTATAAAGCTAATTAGAGCAAAATTTAAGACTGTTGATTTTTATATTGCCGGTAATGCTTACAGTGCTGCAACAATGATGTGTTTCTCAGGTGATAATATTGTTATGCTTAATCAAGGGACTCTTGGCCCTATTGATCCGCAAATAAATGGCATTCCTGCTTATGCTATATTGAATTCCTTTAATGAACTTGAAGAAAAGTTAAAGAAAGATGGAGCTGCAAGTATTGCCGCCTATATGCCTTTAATCGCAAAATATGATCTTCCGTTACTTGAACTATGTAAAAATGCACAAGACTTATCAAAAGAACTTGCTCAACAATATCTTGAAAATTATATGTTTAAAACTGAGAAAGGCGAGGAAAAAGAAAAAATAGATAGTATTGTCAAATTCTTTATTGATTATGCCATACATAAAACACATGGCAGAAGTATTGATAGAGATACAGCCATAGAAAAAGGTCTAAAAATAAAAAAAGCTGAGGATATTAAAGGTCTTGCCGATTTATTATTAAGCCTGCACAATCAATATAAATTTTTTTTGGAAAAAAGCGGTTTTGTTAAATTATTTGAAAATTCACGTGGGATTCACTGGGGGATGTCAGCTCCGCAACTACCTCTTCCGATAATTCCTTAAATATTTACATAAAAAAATGAACTATCACAAAGTTTTATATATCTCCCTAATCCTGTCCTTATAGCCCTTTGTACCGTCATGCGGATTTTCGATACCCCGTGCTTTGTATTCTTCTTGGGCCTTTATTACAGCCTCATTCCACTTTTTTCCCTTGCCGTTTAATTGGGCCGTTTGAGCGTTGAATTCTTCACTTCCCCAACGCTCCCAAAAGCCTCGACAATGAGGGTGTAAAGCTCCGACTACCAAGGTATTATTTTTACTATCCGGTGCTTTTCCCTCCCAAATAGCTACACTTGCAAACTCGTCCTTGATTTTATCATCTTCTAAAGGCTTATCAGACCATAAAGCGATAACGCCGTCCATTTTTTTACATTTATCACAAGCATTTGCCATCTCATACCGTCTAAAATAAACCTTTTCACCTTGAGCGGCTGAATGAACCTCTTCTAAAACGCTTGCAAGGTTTGAGGTGTTGACTATTTCCGTATCGGCAATCCGTTTCCAATTCCTATTCAATGAACCGAATTTATTAAAAAGGTCTTGAGATACTTGCGCTTTAGACTTTCTTTCGGAAATTCCGTCAAGTAATACCTCTTTTATGCCATTGCGTATATCATCATTTACTCGTGTGATAAGTTGTGCTGCTTTATCTTCGCACACCTGATAGCGGGCCTTTTCTTTAAGACTTAAAGGCTCGCCTAAAACAGTATTTAAGTTCTTATACTCTTCCCGTATCCATTCAAAACTCTTATTCTTGTATTTAAGATTATCCAGCGTATGGCTTTTTAGCTGTTCGGTAGTTTGAAAAGAAGCCAGCCGTTTTAAGAGCTTTGAAACCGTTACAGAATCAAGTGTTATTCTTTTAGCGGCTTCTTTTGTATTCAGATTGAGAATATCTTCAATAGCCCTAACAAGTTTATCAAAATCTTTCCTTAAAAAAGGCTCCCCCGTTTCAGGATTATAGATAATGCTACCCTTGTATTTGAGCTTAAATTTACTGAACAATTTTTTTATCGCTTGTGCTGATATAAGCGATTTTTGCATTGTTTCAATAGATACCGCCGGAAGCTCTAAAATCTCCGTAAGGCTGATATAAAGTTCATCGAGTATATTGCTATAAAAAGAAGCCCAATAATCGGATAGTTCCTGTTTTATCGGATATAGGTGCTTTTCTCCTTTCTTTTCCAAGTCCAAAACACCGATAGGAGTATTAAGCTGTTTTGCGGCCGCTTTTAACGCTTTCGTAAATTTGTCATACTTATTAGCTTCAGTGATATTTTGTATATCTAAAATAATATCGGGATATGACTTGTTTTTTTGTGTTGATTGTGGTAGAATAGTATTAGTTGGATGTGAATTATTCACTCTTGCTTCATTGGGTAATAACGGCTGGAAGTAGCTAGAAATTGCTTCATTATTTCTATGTGAGCGGTGCCTCTGTAAAGAGTTGATGTCCACCCCGCCGTTTGAAGTATGAGAATCTATGAGGCTGTTTCCATGAAGCCATTGGGAAACAGCTTTTTTTAGACCGGTCGGGACGAACTGGTTTAGGGATTCTTTTCCTATGACGGTCTTTAAGTTACCTGTAGGTCTATAATAAGCAGGAGCATATTGACCTAGGGATTTTTTCCCCATGATAGCCCTTAAGCTCCCGACTTTTTTTATTTCATAACCGGATAAGAAAAATAATTTTGCTTGTTTATTATAAGCAAGTGATATTTCGATTACCTTTATCTCATTCCCAATTTTAACACGCCCGACTACACCATAAGTAACCGCACCCTTGCGCCTTGAAATTTCACCGAGTTTACCGGTGTTGTTCAATATTTCAGAAACAAAAGGTAAAAGACTAGCCCGTTCATCTATTGCGTTTTTTTGCCTATTATGTCTTTTTGTCATCTTTAGATGATCTTCACTCATCTTATTTATTATTACAGGAAAATTACCATAGGCTTTTACACGCAGTTTACCCTCTTTCGATAACTGTCTTAATTTTGTAAATTCTTTTTTTATATTATCTTCCGTAGGTTCAATAGGTTTTATATAATCAATCAATTCTGCAGATGCTGCAATTTCATATTTTTTATCTACCCGTTGTTTACCGCTTGTATCTGTATCGATATGAGGATAAGCATAATACCATTTTTCACCTTTTTTCCACCGCCTGATGTATTTATAGGCTTTTTCCAATAACTCATCCTTTTCCAGTATAACACCGTTTAATTCAAGCGGTATATTGAGCGTATAGGCAAGCACAAGGGCTGCCGCTGTGAGTTTTTCTTTTTTGTTTTCTTCGGTTATGTTTGTAATTTCAAGTTCCATAGTTCATACCTTATTCTCATAAAAGTAAATGTCGGGGTATTGCCAAAGTAAAAGCTTTTTTTTCAACTTGTATACTTCCGTCTGTACACCTTTAACATCTTCATAGATTTTCTGACCGTCTTTTATGTATGCAAAATCTGCTACATAATGAACTGCCTTCCCACCTTTTTCGGTTGCAGGAACAAGGAGGAATTTCGGCTGTAACTCCAAATCGGATATTACACCTGCTTTTTCAAGCATTTTTAACTCTTGATATCGCTTCATTTCCGAACGGCTTGCAAAAACAATACCGTCCGCCGTTCGTCTATCCTTACTTGCTACTTTGTATTTATGCTGTTTGTAAAAGCTCATTTTTAAATTCTCCCATATTTTTTGTTTCGCCATATTTAATTATCATCCACCCAATCAGCACAAGCACGGTAATCACGCTGAACCGTGTTTTATAACCCGACCCAATAATACCTATCTTCAATATCCATATCACAGGCAATAGGTTCATCTATGGCAACCATTAAAGCCCGCTGCATACTATCACTACTGATTTTAAGCGTTTCCCTAATTTCATCTCCGGTAAGCCCTGCAGGATGAGCTTTTAAGAGATTTACAATCTTACTTACATTTTCATTTGTTATATCCTTACTCTTTCGGCCTCTCGGTAAAACTTTTTTCATATTAAACCGCCTCCTTATGCCGATTGCACTTGTTTGTATTTGTTTATAAAAAACTGCTTACCTTCAATGGTAATCAGTGTCTGTGTGCCTGTTTTTTCTCCCTGCTGCCATTCTTTAACCTCAAAATAGCCTTTTTTCATATATTCAGCATACGGGCATAATTGGTTCTTCTTATCCCGATATACATAACCGTCCAGTTGCAGCTGCTTGATAAACTGTTTTTCGGGGATTTTTAGTTCTTTTGCGGTGGTGCGGATATTGGTAGCGTTTCCTCGACTTATCAAGGTATCAAAATATTCTACTTTCGGTTTTTGTATCTCTGCTTCAGCTTTTAACTTTTCATTTTCTGCTTCAAGTTCTGCAATCATCTCATTTTGTATCTGCATTGCTTGTCTAATTAAAAGTTGCTTTTCTAAATTAGTTTTAGGCATATCGGCTAACCTACGCTGATTGTCGTAGGTTGCTAAATGGGCATTTTGTTCAATTCTCTTTTTAATTGCTGTTACTTCCACCTCATTTAAATATGTAGTTTTTCCATGCTTCATTTTATTAGGGAAAATCTCATTTATCCGTTTAACGACTAACCTGTAACTAACGCCTAAGATATTAGCAATTTCATTAGGGGTCATTATATTTTGTTCATTATCTTTATTTCTCAACTCTGTATGAACGTGAAGAGTTGCATTTTTTTCACACAAATTCATATTTTCGCTCCTTTCTTGGTTTTTAACTTCATGTGAATGATTTTGTAACTCAATTTTAATTGCAGTTGCTTGAGTTTCGTTGAAAGTCATTGTGTGGCTTTTCCCTTTTCGTTCGACATTCATGCCGAGCGAAATAACAGCTCTTTGAATTGTTTTAATATCAACCCCTAGCATATCCGCTAATTCCTTTGTTGTTATCTTTGTTTCAATCATAATTTACTCCTTTTTTAATTCCTCATTACCAATTACCCATTAAGCATTAGAATTGCCTATATCACAATTTTCACAGCCTGATTTATCGATTTTGAAAGAGAATCCCATTCAGATTTGCCGCCTGAATTTTTCTTGCCGGTATCCGGTTTACCGTCATACTCATATTCCTGTTCTTGACCTGCTTCAATATCCTTTTCTTCATCCTGATTTTCATCAATGGCATTATCATCAGATCCTTCATCCTCATCTACCATACCGCTGCTTGCTCCCTCGCTTTGGAAAATTTGTACAACCTGCTGATTAAGCGGTACACTCGACCATTTTTCATTAAACGGCTTTAAACCCTTTTCACTCCTCTTTTCATCTATCGTTTTATATGTTTCAATCTCGTTTTTATCAATATCGAGAGTAAGCCGAGGATCGCTTCGCTCATAGCCGACAAATTCAAATACATAATCAGGATTTTTATATGATAGAATACGGTTAAAATGCTTTTGTAAAAAACTCAGCATATCACCTAATACGAGACTTTTACTCGATTCCATTTTTGGGCTGACATCATTACCGATAAGCGGGGCTGATTTTTGACTATGCAAGCCTAAATCTTCCATACTGAAGCCGAAAATGCCGACAATACCTGAAAGCTGCAAGTCAAACCAGCTTTGAAACTCCATCTCTTTATTTGTTCCCTGCAAGCTCACCCATTCAAACCGCCTGCCTGCATCTGAAGAAGCAGATTTACCGGCAGGAATAATGGGAATACGCCATTGTGAAGTCGGCGGGCCGGACATGAGATTAACGATATAATCTTCTATGTCCTCTATCTCGTCCATGTCCGCATCGCCGTTCAAAAGGAGAAGACCGCGCGGTAATTTGTTTTCCGTGAAGAATCCTGCATTATACATAAAGGTATTGATAGAGCTGGTAATAAGGTCTATTGCCTGTTCAACAACTGAATAACCGTAGCCCGATCGCTCAATGTCGGTACGGGGGTTCATGCAATCAAAAATAAAGCTGTCCCGTGTATAATAAGCGTAAGGAACATTGTTAATAACCTGCACGTATTTTATACCGGTTGCTTGCTCACTTAACGGCAGGGCAACCTCTACCGTTGCGGGGTCTACCGCCCAAAATGCACATACCTCACCGCTTCGTGTCCGCTGAAGCTCGACCGCTATTTGGTCAAGCTGACATACGTCCCGTATGATTTTTGAAACATACTTATCTAAGTCGTCTTCCCGCTGACTATCCGCAATGTCGCCGGTGTGCAGCATGAAGTGTTCAAGTTCTTGTACTACTGTCCTTTCCGCTTCGCTCATAGAACTTTTTTCACCGATTACCGCTTTCTTTTTAATACGGAAGCCGCGTGTGTTTTCTTCCGTTACCGGTTTTAAAAAGGGGCGAATCTTCTTAATAATGTTGGAAACACACAAGTTCAATATCCACGCTTTTTCGGCTACACGGCGCAAAATTCTATACGAAATAGTACGTCCATAATACGGAGAGATAGTATGGACATCTCCCCATTGATGAGAATCAAGAAGCAGCGGGTCATAAAAGATTGATTTAAGACCGCTCCTGCGAGCCATACTCTCGGCAGAGTAACCGAATCTTCCCGATGAAAATGCCGATTCCTGTTTTAACCGCATCGCCCGTTTTTTTAAAAGTTTTTCTATATCAATGTCCCCTTCGTTCATTTGAATATTCCTGCCTTGAGCAGGAACTAAAGCCTTATCAAATACACCTTGCACATCGGCACTCTTTAAAACCTCTGATACGGTTATGGTATTAAGTCTATTTTTCTTTCCCATATAAGCCTCCATAATTTTTATTCGAGGTAAAAACACCTCATTAAGTTTATTTAATGTTTTTTGTAATTCCTTATTTATACTTGACTTTTCATCTGATTGTGATATAATAATATCGTTAGAACTGCCTGAAGAATGTGCAGAGGGGTACTGTTTAGTATGCGGAGTCCGCACCTCCGACGGTTCTTTTTTTAAGCTGCTTTCGGTTTTTGACCAAAGCAGCTTTTTATTTTTAATATACGATTCTCGTGTAATCATACCTGTTTTTACATCATAAAAATCATCATCGGTATGTTCTAATTGTATAAATATTGAGGCTCCGGCCCTATCTTTTTTATATAAAATAAGTGAATTCCCTGTTCCCTGATAAATGGCTGAAAAATTTCCGGCAATATCTTCTACAAAATCTCTAACATTCAAATACCCATTATTTTTCAGTTGCTCCATTCTCCCTGAACGTGCAATATGTTCTTGTCCGTAATTATCCTTTTCTCCGACTACTTCTTTTCCAATACGAAGCCTAATTTTACCGGCTTGCCGTTTTATCCGTTTTGCAATATCAGGCGATATTTCTCCAAAATCTTTACTGCCTGTACGAGTTAAAACATAATCTCTGTCATATTTTATTTCTCTGGTATTGACATCTTTTCCTTTCTCGGTAAACCTGCCATTTTCATCGCGCGGGTGTTCAGCTTCAGTAAAAGACTTGTAAAAAAATCCTTCTTTCACGAACGCCCCCCTTGCTTTTTATCCCACTCTCTCATAAGTTGAGCGTAAGTTTTACCTCTTTTTCGGATGGCAGACTCATTACTTTTATCAACATGTTCGATTATTCCTTTTTTTGCAGTTTCTTTTTTCTTTTTTAGTTGCTGATAAAAGCCCTCTTTTTCGCTCCGTCTTCCCGTTACGGCATAGTTTGCCAATGCCCAAGCCCAAAAACTATCGGCATGACCTTGTTCATCTCTGGAAGAATCATAGCGGAATGAACCGCCCGATGTCGGCTCCCGTTTTATCGAGTGAATTTGCCGATGAAATTTTGAATCGTTTTGTAGAAGGAATTCTCTTTTTTCTAATCCGTCCCGTACACCGATTGCCAATTCCTCTTTTGAGGCCGAATTAAAAACTACCCCCTCTATTTTTGCAGTACCGAATTCTTTTTGCAGCGTTTCGGTTGTATCTTCGCCTTGTCCGGTTCTATCAATACAAACACGGACTACCGGTAATTGCCGTAAGATTTTACGGAGCTGTTCACGTTGATATTCAAAACTCTTATTCCGCATTTCAATTTCAGCAACGGAAACCTTTTTACCGTTATCCAGTACACCAATGACAAAAATAACCGCAGCATCCCGCTTTCGGGCGACATCGTAGCCTGCGAAAAGACGACCATGTTTTTCAGGATTGTATCCAAGTAAAAGAGAATCTGCATCACGAAATACTTGTATTTCTATATCCTCTTCTTCCTCGATATCCTTGTCGTTTTCTATATCGCCGCCTATCAATGCGGTTTTCCGCTCACCCTCCCGCATGCCCGGAGTATTGGCATAGATTAAATCAAGGCTTATAAAGCTCACCGCAGAGTCGACAAAGGCGCATTCAAATTCTTGTTGAAAATCTTCCAGCAACATCGAATCAAAAAGATTTAAAATAATTTCTTCTCCGTATTTTTTAACCCGCTCTTCCGTTGTCATCTCTGGAGCTTTAATAACCGCTTCGGCGACATTTTTGCAGATTGCGCCGGTAAACCACCACGGAATAGTATAGCGGTTGAATGTTTTGTACTTATCTTTTTTGGTAAAAATATCGTAAAACATGCCAATCTTACCGAGTGGAGTACTTCCGATTTCTACACAGCCGCCTCTGGCAGTTACCGGCAAGCCTGCCGTATAAATAGTACGGGCTTTATTTTCTGGATATATCCCCATTTCATCAAAGACTATATCACCGCCCCTTCCTCTCGGAGGCCTGCAAGCAATAGAAATAAGGCGGCTTACGGTTTTTCCGCCGTAATCTAAAAACTCCATAGATGTCTTAGTCGCTGAGATACATTTTTTACGCACCTTTTTAGGTAAAGACTCATAAAACTCTTTTACATAGTTGATTTTTTCTTTTGCGTCATCTTCGTTATAACTAACAAACTGCCGCACGTATTTAATACGCCCTTTATCCATAGCTTTAACCAAGCCTTTCATTGCGGTAATAAATGAAAAGCCCGTCCGCCTCGATTTTAAGATGATTGCCTGCCGCTTTGTGTCCATCAAAAAATCTTCCTGCCAAAAATCCAAGTCCAAAGGTTTTTGGTCTACTTTTATAAAAGCGTCGGCATAGTTGAGGCGTTCGGCTTTTGTAAAAAGCTCAGGGCGTTTTTTCATTTGTTTGAAGCCTCCCTATATTCATAGAATAGATTATAGGCCCTTTCTTTTATGGTATTCTCAACCCTTGTTTTGGCAATGGTAAAATATGATTCATCTAATTCCATACCGATAAATCGTCGTCCGGTGTTTATACACGCTACACCTGTAGTGCCTGACCCCATGCAATTATCCAAAACAAGCATATTTTCTATCGTATAAGTTCTTATTAAATATTCACATAAAGCTACAGGTTTTTGAGTTGGATGTAGAGCTGTTTTTTGTTTATCGGTTTTAAACTTTAAAACACTTCTAGGAAACCTCTCTGTACTTCCACCTCCTGAAATACCTATTTTTGTACTTCCATAATTGTTACCGTCATTACTATGTTTTTTATAGTTGTGTACAGGATTATGACCTTTCGTTTTTTGAGGATTATAGATAGCAAATTCTTTATAAAAAACGAGAATATTTTCATGCGCTTTCAACGGTGCTTTATTGCTATTTAAAAAGCCTGTCGCTGTTGTTTTCTCCCAAATCCATTCATACCTAAACATTTCCAAATTACTGCAGGCGAGCACTTTATCAAAAGGGCTCTGTGAAAATAAAATAATAGCCCCTTTAAGTTTTATAATCCGTTTATATTGAATCCATAATTTTTCTAAAGATATGGTTTTGTCCCATTTGTTTTTAGTTGTGCCATACGGCAAATCGCATAAAATCATATCAATGCTTTTTTCAGGGATTTTTTCTAAAAGTCTGAGACAGTCACCTTTTAAAATTTCAATATCAGTATTTATTTTCATTCGTACTTACCCCTCAAAAAGCCCTAAAATATCGGCTAATATCGGCACAAGAAGTTATAATCGGTCTAAATGTGTATGATTTTTTATATAGTATCATAGTTACAGTTCCTCCGAACCTTCGCTTGCAGCATCAAGAAAATCAACGTTTTTCCTCATTGCTTCTTTTTTCTTACGGGTAGTTGTTGCCCGTACCCTTAACCCTTCTTTTAAGATTTCAGCCGTAAACTCAATATTGTCTTCCTCGCTCTCTTCTTCTCCGCCCGTTATCGCTTTGTGTATAGCAAGAATATCATTCATAGCCTTATCCCTATTTGCAAATACATAAACCTTTTTACCGTCATTTCCTTTATAGTCTATGCTATCAATAGCCATACGCTGTTCAGGCGTTAAATCGGTCAAGTCTTTTAATTCTTCACTTATTACGGAGTAAGGTTCTCCCAATTTTGTATAAAGAGTACGCTCTTTTGTTTCTACATAATCGCCGATGTCATAATGAACTCTTACCTTTTTAAGAGTAATTATTTTATGAAATTCTTCTTCAAGGTTTATCCGCAAGGTAGAATCAAGGACATGCTTAATTGCTTTTGCAACCGTTTCTTTGGTGCGAAGGCGGTATCCCTCACGGGTGTAGTCCTTATAGCCAGCTCTTTGAGCAGCTCTTGACTGTACTTGAAAGGCATCCGTGCCGGGATAGGTGTACCAAAACACAAACCGCTTTTCTTTTTCGGTTAGCTTTACGTCTCCTATATCAAGGCTATCCGTGTTAAGTACTGCATCATCAGGCAAAACGGTACTATCAGTATTTTTTTTAGAGGAACGGTTTTTTATAGAATGTTTTTGTTTATCGGGAGTGTCATTTGCCTTTTTCATTTACCTACACTCTCTTGTTGTTCATTATCAGATTTTGAACAAACATGAATTTGATACCCATGAATAAGGCGGCCGTGTTCATTAACCAGTGTTTTTATAGCGGAATCTACCGTTATGATAGTACCGTCTTTTGAGACGATATATTTAATCGGTTTTTGACAATGCGGGCAGGATACCATTAACCGCCCCCGTATACCGATTGGATTTTTTTTACTATATCGGTTTTTGACAAGCGCTCGGTCTTCCGGCAGAATTCAATATTACCGCTTTGAAAATAAAACGTAATTTCTCCGTAAAATTTTTTTTGACAAAGCGAATCTAAAAATAAAATGATTTCTTTACTGCACTTGTTTTCTGTAGTCTTCCCCAGCTTTACCGTCTTTACCATATTATCGCTCCTCGATGTTACTCAAAATCGACCGATAATCAAAAGAACCTATGCTAGGGTTGTTCTTTTAGATTAGAAAATTATTTATAACAGTTATTATATCATAAATTTGATATTTTTGCAAGACAGTATATACTCTATCTTCGAGCATCTGCAATATTAGGTTCTACACTATCTGCCATAATATAATGCCGCTTAAAAAAACGTATTGATTAGATAATATAATAATTTTAGCTTTAAATTAAGTAGACTATAAAATATTATAAATTATTATATAAGAACTTCACTATTGTATACATCTCTTTTATTTCTTGTATCAAGATATATTTTTGCATAAACTCATAATCAGGAGTTTTTTTATTGGAAATCGGTAATAAAATTTTTTGCCGCTTCATTCTATCGCCATTAAATTTATAACCATAAGCATATTTTTTTCTTTGCTGCAATATTGCTTGTTTAAAAAAAAGATAAGTATATTCATTCCCTATTGATTTTTCTTTAAAATGAATCCGTTTAACATCGTCAGAAAAAACACAACTATATGGATGATAGAAATTATACACAACACTACCGTTATAATTTACTCCAAGAACATTTTTATCTAAACTGTTATTTATATTTGAAATAAATTCTGTAATACCATTGTTTGAATCTGTAGCACCGATAAAAGGTATACGGCCTCCTACTTGGTCTTTTTTTGTTAGACGTGTACCAGATTGAATTTTACATAAATTTTCAAGCCAAAACTCATACCATTGCTTTGCATTAATATTGTAAACATTTTTTTCCAAATTAATAACAATCCTATATATATATATATATATATATATGGAAGAAACTTGTTCATTTTTTCAATTTCCAGCTTTTGCATAAATTCTCTCATATATTCCCAATGAGGATTTCCGTTTTTATCGGCAGGCAATAATATTTTTTCATTTTTAATACGCTCATCATTTATTTCACGATTAAAGGAATATTTTTCTTCTAAACGTCTTATTACGGTACTCATAAATAAATATATATATTTATCCCCGTTATCGCTTTGAAGATTTGTAATATGATCGCTTGCTATATATTCATATTGATGATAAAAACAAGAGCCGACACTGCCGCTATTAGCTACGCTGAGCATATTTTTATATTTTCTTATATTGGTATCATTTTGTATAAAATTATCTATTCCATTATTTAATGAAGTTGAAGAAATATAGGGTGTATCTCCTTTAATTTGATTTGCTTTTGTTAAACGCTTACCCCTTTCAATTCTTTGAAAAATTTCATTAAATTTAAATGTTTTCCATTCTACATTTTTAAAATCAAATAACTCAAAGGCATTTTTAAGCATTTTTTGCTCATAATAATCAATAATTTTCTGCGCTTGTATTTTCTGCTCTTGTTTAATATAATTTTCCATAAATTGCCAATGAGGATTACCATCAGAATCTACTGGAAGCAAAATAGACTGTTTTTTTATTCTAGCTTGACTAAATTTATATCCATAACGATATTTATTACACTTTGCTTTTTCTATACTTGTTTTGATAAAAAGTCCTATTTCTTTATTAATTCTTTTATTTAACTTATTAGTAATTTTTTCAACATGATCTGTAGCTATAAAATCATAAAATTGATAAAAAACAGCTCCATCAGTCGCACTATCTACAGTTAAAACTCCGCCAGTCTCTGTAAATTTATTATGATATGTATTTTCAAGCCCATTATTAGAAGCAGCACATGTAATTCGAGGTGTTTTTCCTCCATGTTTTAAACAATTAGGCTGAGTCGTTGTTGAACCTTCTACATTAAATATATCTTCAATTTTAAACGCTTCCCACTTCACATCTTTTAATGAAAGCTTATGTTGCATAATCCGCCTCTACTTCAGCTGCCGCCATATTTAGCTCTTCATCGTATACATTATCTTTTTCAGTTTCTAATCCGAATAAATAACCCCTGCCGTGTGTTATCATATTAACTTCAAATGTTAAATAATCGGCTATAGTATTTTTAAAGTCTTCTTCACTGGGAATTTCATCATTAAAATAATAAAAAGAATGAAGCCATTCATCAGTATCTTCTACGGTTGTTTTGACACAGAATTTTGTCGGAGCTTCTATTCTATTAAACCATACATCAAGAAGATGTTGTTTTTTATCTTTTGCACTACCATTATCAATTAGACCTATATGCTTTGATACCTCATATCCGTCATCTTCAAAGTTGATAAATTTACACTCTTTACTTTTTGAATGAGGAACACCGGCAGTAAAAACAGCAATACAAGGGTTCGTTCCAACTCCATAAAAAGTGTTTTTATTTAGAGTAATAACACCTTCAAGCGTATGTTTTTTTAAGATACTTTTTTTTATATTCTTTTCTTCGCTTGTCTTACCGGTCATTGAGCTTTGCGGAACAATTACAATGACTTTACCTCCTTTTGTAATGGAATTTAGTAAGTGTTCCGTAAATGCTATTTCGTATAAATCGGAATTTTGTTTTGAACCTTGCGAATATGGAGGATTCATCATTCCAACTGTATATCCTTTCTTTTGTAATTGCGCAGGATTTTCTTTTAAAAAATCTTTATTTTCCAAATTACTTTTACCATCTCCACGTAAAATCATATTAGTAGTAGCAATAGTAAACATATATTGCTGGATTTCAATTCCAAAAAGCTGATTTTTTTTAATTTCGTTTTTTTTATCAATATCCTCTATCTGTAATAACATATTATGCATTGCCGCAATTAAAAATCCTGCAGTGCCGCAACAAGGATCAAAAACTTTATCATCAGGTGTTAAATATACTAAATCACAAAATAATTCGGTAATATGGCGAGGAGTCAAAATAATTCCAAGTGATTGTCCGTCATTTCCTGAATAAGACATAAACTCACCGTAAAATCTGCCTAAAAAATCTTCAGCAGACGTATTATAACGGATATTTTGATATATTGTTTTATATAAAAATTCTGTATAATGCTTAAGCGGTGTTTTTCCAAGAGTAGTATTAACTTCATTAATTGTTACCATGTCTCTTATAACGGAAAACTGAGCGAGTAATTTATCTTTTTTAACTTCGGGAGATACATTTGCACGATCTAGGTTGTCTTTTATTGCAGTGTATATTTTTTGTCCGTCCGTTCTTTTTTTATCCCCAACAAGGTTATCAATATTAAAATTACTATATTCGATTTCACGTAATGCAAGTAATATTCCTGACACCACAAGAGGCTTATCTTTATCTTGAATACTGCCGTAATTCCGTAAATCTTCATGGAGATTTTTTGCATGTGTTAAAATTTCTGATGTTGTTTTTTCAAAATCCGTTTTTTCTTTAAGGATTTCTTTAACATAATATTCATCAATATTTTGTTCGTTAAATGAAATAAGAGTCTCAATTTCAGGTAATTTTGTGTAATTCTCCCGTTCATCTACAAAATAAGGTGAAATTCGATGACGTTTTGAGTCTCCTGATATTCCAATGCAAATTATTTTTTTATAACTTGTCTTTCCAGCAAGATGTTTCCCATAAAACAAAGCACCATTTACTGCATAGTGAATAATTGCATCAGGCTCTTCTGACGGTATACCATCTTTTGTTATTTTTTCGTGTTTAGAAATATCTGCTTTATCTTCAATAACAAGCAAAAAATCTTTGACAACAGCCGTATATTCGGGAAATCCCGTTTTTCCAGTACGTCGCTTAGAAGCTGTTTTTAAAGCTACATTGACCTCTTTTATATTGCTACCTTGAGGATAAAAAGGGATTTTTGCTTCATCCAATAGTTTTGACACCCAAATATCCGTTACAGCTTCTTTTTTTGACATAGTTGCTCCTAACACAAGTATAATCTTGATATCGGCAATATCACATCAATCCCTTAGCCTACCTTTTTACCCCGCCGAGTGTATCTGCCCACTTTTCGGGGTAATGTTCATAGTAGGTTTCTGCCCGTTTACTGTCTTTTCGAGCCTTCAGATTACCATAGGCGGAAGGGATTCCCACAGCTAATAAATATAAAGGCCCAAGCCTGCGGGATTGACGAGTGTGTCCGCACTCATGCCGTACCGTTTTTTCAAGTTCTGCACCATCGCTGTCTTTATGCAAACAGATATACCGCCCCAATGAAAATCCCGATAAATAGTTATACAAGAAACCTTCTTTTTCTTCTCCAATCCGCACGGATGCATAAAACTTTCGGCTTATCAGCCATTCATTATAAGAATCTTTCCAAAGAGTTCTTGAAAGAATAAAACCTAATAGTGTTTGCGGAAAACACCATATCCAATCAAGTAAAAAGAATAAAATTGTTTTAATTTGTTTTTTGTTCATCGTAATTTACTCCTTCATGTTTTAATTAACCTCTTTTTCTGCCTCTTAAAATAACCCATGCTGTAGCAATCCGTGTTTTTAAATTTTGTCTGCAAAGTAAATCTATACTTGCTCCTACAACTTCTTTACTATTGTTTTTCATGTAATCCAGTATAATTTTTCCGGATACCTTTTTAGCCTGTCGTCTTAATCCCTTTACATTTTTTTCACTCATTGGCATATCTCCTTTAATTTTATTTATTAAAACGGTATTCCGTCAATATCATCTTCATTTTCGGAATACTCTTTATTTTCAGACTGCTTATTTTCATTTCCGCCTAAAAGCTGAATACTTTGAGCTTCTACAGAAATTCGGCTATATGTTTTACCGTCTTTAAGCCATCTGTTTTGTTTAAGACTTCCTTCAATGGCAATCTGTTTACCTTTTTTAAGGTGCTTACTTAGATTTTCAGCAACCCCTCCCCAAAGGTTGACATCAAAAAAACTTGCCTCATTCTCCCATTCATTACCTTTTTTGATACTCTTATTTACGGCAATGCTAAAATTTGAAACGGGGGTTCCTGCCGATGTATATTTTAAATCGGCATCACAAGTAAGTCTTCCAATTAACATAACTTTGTTTAAGTCATTCATTTCATTTTCCCTCTAAACTTTGATATAGTTTATCTCCCAAAAGTTGAATTATTTTTGTTACGACCTGTCTTTGTGATAAATTCTGTTCGTTAATACATTCTGTAATATCAATATCATTTATATAGTTTTCTGCATGTATCGCTTTGACATAGAAGCGGGCAAATTCTATATTGTTTTTTAATGATAACCTCTCTATTTTTTGCTTAATAGAAAAACGATTGAGAACAGCATCATCAATATCATTTAACCTATTAGTCGCGGCAATCAAAATAACATTATTCGGTAACATATCAAGTTCTTGCATCAATGTTATCGTAACCCGTGATAACTCTTTTTCTGCTCTGTCAGAACCATTGCGGCTTCCTGCTATACAATCTACTTCATCAAGCATAAAGACACACTCATGCTTTTTTACATAATTAAATATATTTGCAATATTTCTCCCAGTATTCCCTAAAAGAGAATCTATGACGCTTGAAAAATTAAGATAAAATAACGGTAGATTAAGTCTATATGCTACATAGCGAGCAAATTCTGTCTTGCCAGTGCCGCTTTCTCCATAAAGAATTGTTGCATTGCGATAATGAATACGCATAGAAGCCATCATCTCTGCAACCGCTTTCATTTTTATAATTGATTGTAAAACAGAATTAATCCAGTTTTGTTGGGTGTAATACCGTTCGGTAATAAAGTTTTCAGGTGAATAACAGATTACCTTACCCTCAATATTTGTCGGAAGTCTTACGGACTGCTCTGTAAGTTTCTTTTTCATCTCCGTAACAAAATCGGCATTTGTTGCTTTCGTATCATCATTTAAACAGTTCGTTATGCATCTTTTCACTGAATATGATAAGTAGTCATTTTCAGCTACAAGTGTTTCTAGCAGCTCTTTTGTATTTTTATTTAATGACATTTTTTATATATCCTTCTCTTTTGCATTTTTTCATTAAGGTTCTATTTCATAGTATTTTCTCCTGCCATCCTCTTAATCCTTTTCCCGATCCAGCGCATAACAGGGACTGCCATACTGTTGCCGATTGCCTTATACCGATGACTGTCGGGGCATTGGTCTTTAGGTTTACCCCGCCATTCAATTTGAGTGTAATTATCGGGGAAGCCTTGTAAGCGTTCACATTCAAGAGGGGTTAGCCGGCGGATTTTTTTATTTTGCAAAATTAAATCTATGCAATCACTCGATGCAGTGTTTCGTAGGGTTGAGCTGTATTCAGCTTTGTGATATTTATAGTTTCCACCCCTGCGATAATACGCAAAGCACGATCTAATGCTTTCGGTAGTTTTCTTTTTCTCCGTGCAGCCCGCCGTAGTATTCCTTCGCACGCCCTCTTGCTCAAATAGAACCTTTGCGACAAGGTCTGTCCTGTTATCAAAATGTCCTGCAACGAAGACCCGACGACGGCATTGGGGTACTCCGAAGTATTGAGCGTCAAGCACCCTGTAAGCCCACCCATACCCGCATTCTTCCAATCCGGCGAGGAAGCTTGTGAAGTCAAGTCCTTTGCCGCAGGATAATACGCCGGGGACGTTTTCCCATAAAACCCAGCGGGGTTTATATTTTTCCACAATTCCCAGATAGGAATACATGAGCCGTCCTCTGATGTCGTTTGTGCCGCCTCGCTTTCCTGCGACACTGAAAGACTGGCAAGGTGTTCCTCCGACCAGAATGTCAAATTTTCCGCCACAATCCCACTCCTTATATTTTGTTATATCCCCGTAATTTTTTACATCGGGATATTTTTGTTTTAAAAGCTCGCATGGGAACCGCTCTATTTCTGCAAAGCCTACGGGCTTAAAGCCTAGCGGTTCCCATGCGACGGTTACTGCTTCGATACCGGAGCATACGGATAAATATGTCATTTTTTCAATCTCTCCTTAAAAGTAAGCTCTATACGCTTAATTACTTTGCCTTCAAATTTTGCAATAACCATCTTCACATGCTCCGTATTTCGGGGCGGTAGCTTTCCCAGTTAAAAAGAACTACTTGTCCGACTTCTTCAATCCTATCACGCATAGCTCTGCCTCCGTTAAGGTCTATGTGCTTACATAGCGTTTCTAAATCGATATTACCGCAAAGAATAACCGGCAGTAACTCGCTGTATCGGCGTCGCAAAATTATATTAAGCCACCCGATACGTCCATCCGTTTTTTTTACTTTGTCAACTTCATCAACGACTAACATTGGGCAAAAAGAATACTTGTTAAGTACAGCATTTTGACCTTCACCGAACCCTGCTTGAGCATCGAGTATGTCAATAGCGATATCATCAAAATCCCGATATATACCGCCTGTAACTTTTAACACAGCATGAGCTAAATGCGTTTTACCGGTGCCGTTGTTTCCCAAAAGTACAAGCCATTTGTTTGTAGGCTCTTTTGCAAAAGCTAAGACTGTTTTATAAGCGGCTTCACTTTCCGGCGTTACTTTGTAATTTTTAAAACCTGCATACTTATACCTCTTAGGCAAGCCGTCAATCTTGTCTAAAATCCTATCGACCTCCCATTTTTGCCGCTCTTGATTTTCAAGCTCTTCAAGGCAAAGAGGACAAAGGTTTTCGCTTTCGTCAAACGTTTCATACTCCAACCCGTGAAAAGGGCAGGTAAGCCTTATAGCTTTCTTGTCTTTGAAAAAGCGTTGTTTTATCCCCTCAATATCAAAAGGGCTTTTGTTAAATGTTACGCTTTTATTTTCAAAACCTTGTTTTAATAATTGCATATATTCTCCTAAAACGGCACGCCCTCTAAAGCCTCGCCGATGTCAAGCTCGATTTTTTGTTTTGAACGCAAGGCTTCGGGTACCGAGCTCTCCGAAAAGTCTTGTTTTGAAAAGTCGTTTTGACTAAAAGGCGGATGCTGCTTCTTAAAATCATGCTGCCGTTGCTCCCAAGTGTGAACGCAGGCTTTCCAGTTTTTCATTTTGTTTTTGCCGACATACCAGTCTTTGCTTTCGTAAAAGTTATAAAAAGCAACTGGATCTACACCGTTTTTTCGCTCATTGCAATAATTTGCAATTTCAGGGATAGTCGGTTTTACAAAACATTTACGCGTTTTTTCAGGTTTTGGAATTTCAAAAAAAGGTGCAGGCTCTGCCTGCTCAGGCGGCTTGCCCGCCATCTGTGGATTTTCTGATTGCCCACCTCTCTCTAGGTTAGTTAATATATCTAAGCTAGTTAAGTTAGAGTTTAAGTTTAAGTTTAAGTTAGAGTTGTCAGCCGAATTCCGGTCATTTGGGTATAGGCTATCGGACTTTTCCGCATTTTCAAGATGACTTATGCCATTTTTAGGATAGGCTATGCCGTTTTCGGGATAGGTCATAGTTTTATTATCCGGTGCTTCATTCGTTTTAGGCTTCGATTTTTCAATTAAAAAATCATCAATGTTGTAGTAAAAATGATTTTCTGCTCTTAAAAAATTGATGATATTTTCAGGAAGAGCCTGCAGTGCACGGGTAATTCCTAATTTTACTTTTAAATTATTTATGTTTTGGTGCTTTAACCATTTAGGCAAGATGATATATTCTTTAAAATAAAAAGCCTTTTTCGCTTCTGCAAAAACATTGAGCATCCGTATAACTTCTTCCCTTGGAATACCCGTATCATCTTTCATTCTCTTTATTGTGATTTTGTATACTCCGCAAATTGAAGTACATTCATTCGTAAGGAGATACATATAAAGAAGTTTTTCTAAGCCTGTTAAACTGTCAACCCAATCATCGCTCCAGAACGATGATGATATATAACGTTGCACTGCCATTACAAACTCTCCCTTAATATTTCTTTCCGTGCAAAGGTTCACGCAATTTGTTAACAAGTAATTTCTCCCTTTCCCAATCTACGGGGACAAAGATTTTATCAAACTGTAACTTATCTTTAACAAATACTGTTACGTGTCCCAAATCGAAAAGACCGTAAACTTTCCAATCGCAAGTTTTGTTGTCTTTTTTGATTCCTGAATTACACTCATAAGGATTTGTTGTTATTCCTTTGCAGCAAGGGCAAAGGAACTTTTTAGAAGGAATGGATTTTAGAAAATCATCTACAGTTTCAAAAATGAAAACTTTATCATCCTCGATTTTTGGCATATTACAATCTTGATAATAATTCATATACCAATAACTTCGTTTTTCTTCCCATTTATCCAAAAGTTCAGAGGCAGACAGATTTAATTTTTCTGCATAATGCAAAACTCTTTCTATTATCCAGTTTAATTTTTCTACATAGCTTGTATCTTTCGGGTTGTCAGCAATATCTTTCTGAACGGCTTGAGATAATGCCTGATACCCTTTACATTTTTTCAATTCAATCAAACTTATCACACTTCCCCTCCAGCATGTGGTAACGTCCCTTCGTGCACCAGGAATACATGAGGTTTAAATCCCTTTTCAACTGCCGTTAAAACTTCTGTAGGAATACAGCTCTCCGGTATTTCTACTTCATAAGTAAAATATTCAGCATCAAGTCCGAATGCAATTTGTCCCGGGTCAAAAGACTGCCATGTAAAAACCAACTTCATTTTCTTACTCCTCCTCCACCAATTCACCGCAAGGGGCATTCTCTCTTGCAATCTCTGCCTCTGCGTCAATTCCGCTAATTTCTTGGAAAATAGCGTTGTTCCAATTCGGTAATTCCAAAAGTTGCTTATGCTCCTTTTTACTAGCCTTATCCCACGCAATTCTAAAGGCTTCTTTATAGTCCAGTTTTTTCAAAAATCCCCCGCAAGTTTCAATCTCTGTCTTATATTTTGTTTTTTCTTCATCAGTAGCAGTATCGCTAGAAACCCAAACAGTCAAATCAAAATATAGGAAACCCGGGAAGTATATATTTTCTCTTCTCATTTTTGTTTTTTTATTAAAAATTCTAATTGCTGGGGTTTTTGTATTAAAATACCCCGTGTTGCAGTTGCCACTGTTGCAGTTGCCGGTGTTGCAGTTGCCGGTGTTGCGGTTGCCGGTGTTGTAGTCGCCAGTGTTGCAGTTGCCACTGTTCCAGTTGCCGGTGTTGTAGTCGCCAGTGTTGCAGTTGCCGGTGTTGTAGGTGCAAAATTTCTGTTTTTCTTCTTCTGTTAATTCTCGCAAAATCGTAATTTCATTTGTGCCGAATTTCACCCCATCATCAATAATGTCTCCGCTTGCGATTACTTCACAAACTCGACTTTCTGATAGAATATAATTGCTTACATTTTCTATGCAATGTAATTCTCGGCAAAAATGGATTACTGTATCCGAACACAAGTAGAGTTCTTCTTTTCTCGCCCTAGTTCTATATGTTTCGCCGACTGTAAATTGCATACCTCTACATTTTAAATCTTTATCAAATGCTTTATAACCTATCATTTCAGTTCTCCCTGTTCATCTGCGATTCCGAGCAATGTATCAAAACGATTTTTACGTATCCCTTCTTTGAGTTCTTTTACTGAATCCGCAAAAATACACTTACTGCCAATAGGCAATTCCTCTGCATTAAGAGCGGTGTACACTCTTGATTTGTCAAATTTCATTTTTTACTCCTCCACATTTTCAGGTTTTATTTTTTTTCCGCAATACGGGCAAAAATCAGGGAAATAAGGCCTTCTTGTTTTTTTTGATTTTGAATATTCGCCATTTTTCTTTTTTAACGGCAATTCAATCATTAAAAATGGCGGATAAAAAATATAGCTACATTGTTCTGAATCAAAAGATACGCCAGTTTCTAAATTGGCAAAACTCCAATCACCTTTCCCGTATTTTTTATCAAATGCTTTACATAATTTAGTATAACAATCTTTGCACCAAACTCTATCAACTGTCATTTTATAACCTCCACCCATTCATCAACTGTTTTAATTTCATACCCCAACGCTTCCGCAATTTGTAATTCCAATTCTGCACCCTTTGAAGCATACGGCGTTTCTATTTTTGCAATGCCTAAGTTTTTATGTCGGCTTAAAATAAATAGACACTTCCGCATACAGTCTTCCCAAGTTTCCAATCGACCGCAAAACTCTACAGGATTAAGTACTGCATCATACCCTGCCTTATGCAGTTTTACATACGCATTCTCAAAATCCTGCTTATAATTCGGATTATTGCTGATTGCTCCACATAAATAAAGCTGTTTCATTTGTTTTTCTCCCTAGCTTATTTATTTATAGTATTTAATATCTTCTTCATACTCTCTAATTTCATTTTCATATTCTTTTTTACGTTTTCTTATAAATTCTTTTTTATATTTTTTTCCCTCTATATATTTTTCACACTGTTTTTGTAAATTTTTTATCTCCGGATCAGGCTTTATAAGACCATAACGCCCCGAATAAAATTCCTGCTCATAATCAATATCACGTTTAGAAAGAATTTCTTTTTCTTCTTTTTTAAGACCTTTAATATTTTCTTTTATATTTTTAATTTCGTGTTCTATCCACTGAACTTTTTCAAAAGGTGTCATACCTTCATAAAAATTTAGTCCGTGTTCGTCTGTTATAATTTTCCTGCCCTCTTTTTGCCATTGACAAATCTCATCAATAGGTACGATTGTATTATCATCTGAATACTGCACTTATCTTCTCCTCTTAACTAAATAATTCTTTCGGCTCAAAAAGCTGCATTTGTGCCGTATATTCTTTAAACCGTTTTTCTTGCTTGTCAAAATACTCTTTATCAATTTCGATTCCGACAAAATCAAAACCCATATCATAGCAAGCAATTCTGCTTGAACCTGAACCTAAATGAGTGTCAATAATACTCCATCCGTGCTCGGCATATTTTGATAAAAGCCATTTATAAAGTTCTACAGGTTTTTGTGTCGGATGAATTTTTCCACTGTAGCGGTTATCAAATCTAAATAACTTACTAGGTTCATTAAAACTAGTCCAAGCTATTTCTACAGCTGAAAAATTAGGAAAGGGCTGCATCTTATCCCAAACTACAATACACCGATAAGGCGGCAAAGGGAAATAATTTCCGCCCCAAATAATTTGGTATTTACTTATTCTAAAAAGCTCTTTCCAATATTCTTCAGTAGGAGCCTCATCCCATTCATTTATTTTATCTGCATCTCGATTAAAAATTCGCTGCTTTAATTTACCTCGACCATGGGCGAATTCTTTTCCTGTCATTTTTTCTACCCCATAAGGAGGATCTACAATTGCTAAGTCAAACTCTTTATCACGGCATTGTTTTAAGTAATTCATACAATCCATGTTAAATACTTCGCTTTTACTCATTTCTGTCAGCCTTCCTATGTGCCCTTTTAAACTTACCGGCTAAATGAGGATACTTTTTTAAAAAGACTTTTTCTCCCCTCTGATGTAACTCGGTATGCTCTTCGTGTGTTAAGGCACACCAATTCCACACCTCATCCTTTACATAAGGATGAGCTCCACGCGTAACAATATGATGTAAATGAATAGGGTCTGTTAATCCGCTTGCTTCACTATATGGATGCCGTCTTCTCCATTCGGTCTCATCAATCGGACGAGTACATTCTTTATCCCAATAATCCAAAGGATCACAAATCTCGCCTCCTCGCCACATTGTCCATTCCCATAAAAGGTTTTGTACATCAGTTTGCAAATCAAGAGTTAATTCACACTCCGTTGCAAGGTGAAGCATAAGCTCATTTATAAAATAAGCCGCTTCAAAAGTATTTGCTTCGGACATGTGAATTACCCTCAACCGTGAACTATCCAACTTACTCGGAGCCTTCATTCCGTAAGCATCAAGTAAATCTAAATAAAGATTGTATTTTTCTTCTTCGGTAGGGAGCCTTCCGTCCATCGAAACAAAGATAGCTGTTACAAGGGCAAATATGGTACGCAACTGCTTATAGGATTTTGAACGGTATGGTAAGTCAAAGGTAATATGGAGCAAAGACTCGCTTCCACGCCGTTTATCCCTTTCAGCCTTAGTTTTAAAAAGGCGATCCAACAATGAGGCATCCTTTTTGTCGGTAACTTGTATCATTATAAAATGAGAACCGTTTGAATATGCCTTGCGCGCCTTGTATTGCCCTGTAACTTTCATTTTATTTTATCCTATGCCTAACACAAAGAAAAGAACATTGCTGCTTAAGCATATACACTGTTAAGCGATCGAAAGTTCCACCCGGTAAGCAGTTTTTCAAAGCCGTAAAAAGTTCTTCGGCTTCTCTTTCAAAAACATTTTCATTATTTTCTTGAGGTAATTGATTGGTGATACTTATTATGGTATTGGGAATTTCCTCTCCTGCTGCTTTGGATATTGTTATTTTCATTTAAATTCTCCTACATCGGAAACATAGGGCTGTCATAAGAAGCCTCTTGTTGTCTATCCCACAATTCATTCAATTCTTGATCATCTTCTTCAGTCATTGTTCCTGTTCCGCTGTCTTCCGTTTTATTTTGTGCAGGAATGTTTTTAACCGTTTCTTTTTTTGAAGGAGTTGCAGGTTTTTCGGAAGCCTGCTTTATGCTTTGATTGACGGCTCCGGCTTCAGGAATTTCATATTGCACATCTGTCAGAATCTCATAGTTACCGGAATCGGTTATCATCTTTTTTTCGATGATGCCTGTATCGGCACTTATGGCTTCTGCAAGCTCTTTTTCTTCCACGGCTTTAGGAGCATATTTTAAAAGAGACCGCAATACAGTTTTTTTTGCCATTTCTTCAGCAGCACTTTTCCAAGGAGAATCGGAAGCATTGTAGCTTTGTGAATATTTTTTAGCATGCGCAATAACTTGCTCCCAAGTCCATACTTCAAAGTCCCCTCCTCCATTTATGAACTCATACAAGGCATAAACATGAGTAGGATTTCCGGTTCCTTTTGGGATATGATTTAATACGGGGCTTAACCCGTAAGAGTAATTAAAATCATCTCCTTCATGTACGACAACCGCTTTAATTCTTTTAAATCGGTTTGAACGGTAGGCAAGGTCTACAAGCCCTTGATAGCCTATTTGAAATTGACATTGTAATCCGCCTTTTATGTTATAGGGGATAAGATAGGCATGACCTAAAGGAGTGTTTACCTCTAGTCCCAACTGTGCTGCCGTCAATAAGGCTCCAAAAAATGACTCTTGACTGCAAGCTCCGAGTTTAGGGTTTCTTGTGATTGCCGTCATTGCTATTCTCGCCATTCTTTCAGGTGTAATAGTTTTAGGCAAGGCCATTTTAAGCATATCGGTATGCTTCATAATCATAGAACGTAAATCTTGCGTTCCTTTTTGCTGTACTTGATTTTGATTATTTACTGTCATAGTGTTACTCCTATAAAAAATTTTTGTAGCAAATATCAATTTGCGAAAAAAGTTTTTTAAAAGTAGTTTTGCAAAAGCAAAACTACATACAATAATCCGATGTTTGCCGAACGGCAAACTCGCACGCTAAACAGTGAGGCGGAATTTCCGACTAACTGTTTAGCGTAACTCCTTTTTTATAAAGTTCTACGCATAACTGCCTTGTAGCCTTAATATCCGCAAGAGCTGTATGTGCATTTTCCAATTTAATGTTTAAAGATTTACATACGGTTCCTAATTTTAAATTCGCCAAAAAAGGAACCGTATTTTGTTTTACTGCCTTTTTTACCATATCCATTGCGTTGAATTGACATGAAAAATAATCGTCAAGGTTTAACTTACATCTGGTAAACAGAGCCTTTAAATGTATGTAGTCAAAATTGCAGTTATAACCTGCAAACTTTAATTTTTCACCGTCACCGAAAACATGAATTGCCTGATGTAAAAATTCTGCGATATTAGGTACTATTACCTCAGCCGGAGGATATGAACGGATTTCTTCTTCGGTTACCTTATGTGTCTGGTAGGCTTCTTCATGGTAGATAATGGTTTCGTTAAGAGGATTTAAATGAAAAACCCTCTCACATTCTACTATCCCGTTTTTAGCAAAAAGTAAGGCGACTTCAAAGGCTCCGGAATTTTCAGGTTCTAAACCTGTAGTTTCGGTATCACACCAAATTGTATTCATTTCAAAACCTCTCCGTCTTTTATGTAAATTACATCATCATCAGGATTTTCAGGAACGCTGCCGACTTTAAGCATTATTACCAAAAATCCTGATTTTTCCGCCCAATCGGAAATGATTTTTGTATGTGTTTCATCAAGACTTTCCGCATTGTCGATTACAAGAATTTTAAGCTCGCCTGTAAAACGGATACCGAGAGAAAGAAAAACTTCAATGCTTTGCGCCGTTGACCAATTGCCGATTGTGTTGGTCTTTGTTATTCCCCTTACCGCACCGTTATGAACAAGCTGATTTTCTTCGTTTATTTCAAGTCCGTTGACACCTAAGTTCATATTTGAAAGAACTTCTTTACGCTCTTGCCTTTTTGCTTCAATCTTTTCTGTAAGGGCTTTGTATTCCGCTTCCAACTCTTCAATCTTTTTTAGGTCAGAGCAATACTTATCGTAGGCATTAGCGGCTGTTTCGTTTTTATTCCATTCGAGAATTGCGGCATCTATTTTTTCAATATCCTCTTGGGTATATGTCCTTTCTTGTTTTTTAAGCCATTCCTGTAAACGTTTTTTTGCTTCGGTAAGTTTTTCAATTAACTTGTCAATATCGGCTTCACACTTAAAAGACATAGAGTGAATTTCTTTTTCGGTTCTTTCAAAAGCTTCTTGCACTGATGATAAGAATTTAAGTGTCTTTTCTTTTTCTGCCTGTAACTCATCAATAGGTTTTCCGTGTTCAGCTTTTTGAACAGGGGCAGGATTGCCTAATTGTTTTTTATCCCTGCCGGTTTGTGTGCGTTCTTCTTCAAGCTGTTTTAACTCCACATCGATTACCGCAATTTTTTCAGTTGTACCGGTACGTTCCTTTAAAAGCTCAATAATCGCTTCATCAGTCCAGTCTTTCATCGAAAATGGCATTTCAAGCCCCGAACGGATAGAGTCCAAGAAGGTTCTTACTCCCCCTGAAACTTTGGCATAACGGCCTGTAGTCTCATCAAGCTTGGCAACTTCCTGAGTTACCTTACTGCCGATAACCGTGCGGATTTTAAGCTCTTGATCGGTATAGGCTATGATTTCCGCCTGTTCTTCACCTGAGCTTATCATTCCGGGTACAAAGTCTTTTGCTCCTCCCAGTGTCAAGGCAATAGATTGAGCGATTGTAGTCTTACCCGATTTATTCAATCCTTGAATAACCTGTACACCGGCCCCATGGAATTCAATTTCCGCCTGCTTAATTTTTCGCACATTGCGAATTTCAATTTTCTTTAGTAACATATTCTTTGCCCGCCTTTTAAAGAAGCAGCTTTGCATAAGTTTTTTCTTCATAAAGCTGCTTCTTAATTTTTTTACTTAGGCTCCGTGATACGGAACATACCGCTTTCAGATTCTTTGCAGTAGGCTTCATAAAGCCCGTCTTTCTTCAATTTTTCACTGTCTACAGATTTTCTCATAAACTTTGAAAATGAAATATTGTACTTACCTGCAACAGCCTTAGCCTTAGTATCAGTCGAACCTGTTTGCTGTTCAATGATTTTTAATTTAAGACTTGAAGCAATTTGAGCCTTTCTTATTTCCAGTTCTTTTAACTGTTCATTGATTAAAAGATATTCGGCGGAAAGACTTTCAGCTTCACCGTCAAGAATTATTGAAACCGAGCTGCCTTCAAACATATTGGCGATAAGCTCGCTTTCGGCATCTACACCTGATGGAGCGGGCATTACATCTTTTTCAACAAAATTTTCCCAAAAGTTTTTTTCAGCTTCTATAAGACGGGTAATAAATTCATTATCCCGTTGCACAACATAATGTTTTAGTGTATGTTTATTTATAAGATATGCCGAGACGATAAAAAACGGTAAATCAAGTATTGCCATATAATGCTGTACTTGTGCGTAGTAGCTGTCCGGTATTTCATTTTCATCGAAGCCAATCCCGTGTTCGCTTGTTTTTATTTCGTGTCCGCCAAGACCTAAAACTTCAACACCGGCGATTGTCTTCGGTTCTTGTACATACAAGACTCCATCAATATTTGCACCCATAAACGGGTTCGCTTCCGATTTAAACATATACGGAACCGCTTCAATCGGAATACCAAGTTCTTCTCGGCATCGTTGCCGGATCGGCTCCTCAAGCCAATTACCTCGCTCCGTTGCGGTGTTCCCCTCAAAGGTGTTTAGCCCTTTTTTGTCAAGGTACACCGTTAAAGGACTTGCCCATTTGGTTAAGCCCATAATAGCCCCTGCATCGGAGCCTCCTATACTGCCTCTCCTAGCAGTAAACCATTGTTCATGTGTCATGTCCTTAGTAAAAACATGACTTTTGTTTGCTTCAAGTAATAATTTGCACAATGTTTCCATATTTTAATCCTTTACTCGTCTCTCCGAGTTGTCTATTTGCTTGCTATTTTCAGCATCCAAAATAGCTTTATAACAGTCATGAAAAGAACCAGTTTTTATAGTTTTTCCAGTTTTCTTATTCTTTAAAATAAAAAAGCCGCCCTTACCTTTTAATGAATACAT